ATGCTCTTCAACACCCCAATCCCACGCACGATCCATCTTCCCCATGATCAGGTCGTTGAAGCCGAACTGACCTTCACGGGCACCCCCACGAACTTCACCGCCCATCTTCGGCAGGTCGGCTTGCCGCGCAGAAACGAAAAAAGCCCCCTCCAGCCCGAAGGCCAGAGGGGGAAGGATCGGCAACAAGCCGACCTTGGAGACACAGTTGAGGGTCACGCCAGCGCGGCGATGCCCTTGACGTAGTTGGCAACCCGGTGATCCAGCAGGTTGTCCACGACCTCGCCGGCCGGGTGCTGCGGGCCCAGGTCTGGCATGGCCTGCCACTGCTCGGTATGCCGCCAGAACGTGCCCAGGGGCAGCGTGGGCACCGGATCATCGCCGTGCCGCCAGGACTGGTGCACGCAGGGCCGGCCGGCAAAGATGCTGGCCAGACGGCCAAACCCGGGCTTCGGGCTGCCGAACGTCCGCACACTCGTCACCCAGCAGCCGCGCAGCAGCAGCTTCGCCGCGGCAATCCGCGCCCGCGCCCCGCCCAGGCTGTGCCCTGTCAGCGAGATAGGCGCACCATTCGGGATCACGGCCAGGGCTTTTGCCAGCGCGCCGTCGAGACCCGCCAAAAATCCCCCATGAACCATGCCGACCTCGAGGTCGACAACAGGAACTGCCGCAGCATCCCGGGCCCAGTCCAGAGCCGTCACAGAGCCCCGGAAGGCCAGGACGTGATCCACGCCAACAACCCGGTGGGCAAGCACCACGCCGTCAGCGTCCCAGAAGTAATTCCAGGCGCTGGGCGGCGCGTCGTACACCTCGGCCGCCATCTGGACGGCCTGCAGCGTGGTGATCATTTCGCCTCGGCTGCCCGCTTGGCTTGCAGGTCGGTCACGATGGACAGAATCTGGCCCGTGGCCCCGGCCAGTGCGGCGGCAGCGTTGGCCTGGGGCGTGCCGCTCGGGTTGGCGCAGATCGGGTCGATCACGGCGCGCGCGGCAGCCACGGCAGCGATCTGCTCGGGCTTGGCCAGGCCGGGCACGGCCAGCAGCACGGTCACGGTCGGGCGGATGCCGGCATCAACCGCGCAGGCGTTCTGGATGGCCTGCACCTGGTTGGCAGTGGGGGCGGTGGTGCACGCCGGCAGGGTGGCCAGGACAACGGCGCTGGCGGCGGCCAGTACGATGGAAAGCAGGAAGCGCTTCATGGGGATCTCCAGAATGAAAAAAGCCCCTCAGAAGGGGCAGGTCAGGGAAACGTCGAATCCGTCGATGGCGCCGCGCCAGTTGTCGATCTGGGCGGCGAGGTGTGGGCGTGCAGCCCAGTGGCAGGGTTCGGGGCCGGTGTGGAGCCCCAGCAGCAGCACCAGGGCGGCGAGGATCACTGCGATGGCCAGGGCGGCAGGTCGACCGTCTGCCCGGCGAGCTCATGGGTGCAGTCGCTCAGGAACTGGATGCGGCCGTCAGTGACGAAGGAGTGGCAGCGCTTCGACACATAGGGCACCTTGGCCTCTTCGCCGGTGGCGCCGGCCTCTCTTCGAGCCCGGGCTTCTGCGATGTCCTGGTTCAAGGCATCGATGTCGCCGATGTTCTTTGGCTCGTCCCACCAGACCAGCACTGACGGCGTGAACGTTGGGCGCTCGGAGTTGCCGTTGTATCCCCAGCGAGGACCCGAGCCCTCACCGATAGCGATCTGGTGTGATTCCTTGCAGCCAGGGCACCAGAAAGCGAGCCGGTCGCCTTCAAGGCTTCGGAGTTGAGGGGAAATCTGGCTCATGGAGCGACCTTCCCGCCCGCGGCAACAAAGGCAGCGATGAGCCGATCCATCTTGTGCTCCGGCTGGGCGTAGCCGGCCCCAGGGAAGCTGGCCCAGATGTTCGAGCAGCGCTGGATGGCCAGGGTGATGTTGCCGGCGTCGATCAGCGGCAAGGCCCCGCGCTCACGGATCTGCTGCAGCGCCACCGCGTCCTGGCTTGCGGGGCTGAAGTCTTTCAGGCCCAGGCTCTTGGCATAGGCCAGCCAGTACCTCAGCAGCAGCTGATAACGGCCAGAGGCGGTGGAGGCAAGGCCCGGGCGAATCACCTTGGGCGCCCGCCCTCCTGCGAAGGGATGCGCACTGAAATCGGTGAACACCTCAGGCTTGCCATCGGCGCCCGTCACGATTACGTCATAACCGTCCCGCTTCGTGGCCGGGCTGGACCTGGTGCCCTCACTCCAGCCGATCATGGCCAAGAAGGCGGTTCTGTTGGGGTAGACGTCGGAGCTCATGCGACCTCCACCAGCGGCCGAGTCTTCAGCTTGTCGGCCCAGGCTTTGGCGTCCTCACGCACCTGAGTGTTGAAGCTCTTGAAGTTGCCCAGATGCCCGAACAGCAGATGGCAATTCGCGCCGCCCTTCAGCGCCTCGCAGAGGGTGATCAGGTTGTCCGGGTTGAGCTCAAGATCCGGATGCAGGTGGAAAGGCCGGATGTGGTGCACATCCAGCTTCTCGGTGCCACCGCAGACAGCGCACACAGGGTTCATGGCAAGGTGCTGCTTGCGTACGGTCGGCCAGTGGCTTGATCGCGCGGCCGACAGCGGATGCTTGCCCTGGGCGGCGTCAACCAGGTGTTTGATGATGGCCATGGGGCCTCCAGAAACGAAAAAACCGCCCGAAGGCGGTTAGGTGAGAGGTTTTTTGGGTCAGTGCTGCGAGTGCGTGAACTGCCGGGGCGGCCCTGAAACCCAGTAGCGAGCCGTGACGGTCTGCACCAGCACGATGGCCAGGGCCAGCGCAACACCCAGCCAATTGACCAGGTGCGGCCACATCAGTGGAGCCACGAAGCCCATGGCGCCCACGGCACCCAAGATCTGAAACGCCAGCCGGATTGAGGCCAGGGTGGTGTGGTCACACCGGATGCAGCGGCAGAAGACGGTGTAGAACAAGGCCCCGAAGGCCAGTTCATTGGCGATGAGTAGGAGGTGCATCACTGGCCCTCCCCTTTGGTGCCCAGCGACTTGGCCAGGCCACTCAGGGCCCCAGCCAACGCGCCGAACACGGGCCGCCAGCCGTTGCCCAGGGCTCCGATGGCAAAGGCCAGAGGGGCCAGGGACTCCAGCGCCGGGATGGCGTATGCGCGTTGCAGCACCAGGGCCGCACCACCGGTGAGCATCACGGCCGTCAGGGTGCAGCGCAGCAGCAGCCACGCGCCGGCCACGCGGGTGAGTGTCGTGGTCGAGCTCAACGGCCAGAACGCGCCGGCCATGGCAGCAAACACGATCACGGCATAAGGCCCGGCGGCTGGGCCGAGCAGGGCAATCGCCAGGGCCGCTAGGCTCAGGCTTGATGTGGATGTTGGTTCAGGCATCGCGTCCTCAGTCAAACGAAACAGAAATGTCGGTCAGCGAGATCGACCAGCCCGAGGCGGCGTTGTCGAACACATGCGCGAACCAGAGGCCGTTTTTGGTCACGTCAAACCCGTGCGATGAGTCGATCACCGGGCCGGTGTCGTAGATCACTGATCCAGCCTGGACGATGGTCATGCGCACGGTCGGCACGGCGCCGGGCTGGTCGATGTGACTCCAGAATCGGAACGTATAGGGCACACCATCGCGCAACACCGGAGCCGCAGCACTGGGAGCCAGCAGGTGGCCATAGGCCGAAGGCGTGTAGCCCCAGACCTCAATCTGAGCGGCCGGCGTGACCGGGTTGCCGTTGAACGTCTCGGAGACGTTGCCGATCGCGAGGCCCTGCCCCGTGATGACGGTCTGCGTTGCCGAGAGATCGGCTCGGGCCACCAGGGCACAGTGCCCGGTGGGGTTGGCCGCGAAATAGCCGTTGCTGGTGAGGGTCAGCGTCACCAGGGTGTTCTGGTGAAACCCATCCGGCAGTTCCGCCAAGACCGTTTTGGCATTGGCGGGCAGGACAGTCGCGTCAGGAATGGGGATGGGCCGCGGAGCGGAATCGCCGCCGCCGCACGCAGGCAGGGCAAAAATGACGAGCAGGGCCAAGCCTGCGGCAATCAAGCGCATGAATTTGGACATGAAAAAGCCGCCTCGCGGGCGGCCCTGGTTTGCTGGGGGGGGTGGGGGTTACCAGGCGATGGCCTGAACCTCTTCAACAGTCGTGGCAGCTTTGATCTGAGCCGTCAGGGCCTGGCGCTTTCCGATCGCCGCGCCCACGGCGGCCTTGAACTGGGCGTTCAGGGCCAGGACGCGGGCCGCCAGCTCGGCCAGAGCTTTGCCACTCGCCACGCAGATCGCCGACAGCATCGGCGTGCTGGCCGAACTGCTTGCGGCGTAGGCCTGAGCCTCTGCCAGTTGCTGGTCCCACGTCAGGGCCTCGCTTGGCGGGTACGGCGCGGTGATGGTTGCCAGGGCGGCCTGGCAGGCGTCATTGATGGCTTGCACCTGCAGGGCTCGCGCCTCTGCAAGAGTCGGCACTGGTACCGGTGCGGGCCTGTTGCCATCGGCCATCCAAGCCAGAAACGCCTGGTAGTCGGTGTTGGCCTCATCGCTGGGAATGATGGCGCCATCACCGCGCTGAACACATCCGCTGAGAAGCAGTTGATAGCTGGTCATTGATCACAACTCCGCAGAGTAGAGGTATGGGCCTGAGCCCGATTGGGTCGGCGTGGTGCGCATCTGATAAGCCAAGTCAGCTGTGTTCTGCGCGGTCGCATAAACCTGCGTGTACCGCCGGCAGATTGCGATCTCCGTGGCGATGCTGGGGGCGTCTGAAGTGCCAGGATTGGTGCCTACGTCAATTCGGATGTCGGTAACATAAAAAGAATCGTCTGCACCGGCAGTGCCGGATGGAATAAACCACGCACCGAGGCCTATCTGCGTTGTCCCCGCAGGAATTGAAACCACTTGGCTGAATTGCCGCCAAGTTGTCGTCAATCCCACTAGCGTCAGAGCAGATTGGGCCCATCCGGTCCATGACCCCGAATAAATGCCATTGGCGGCCTGATCTGTTCCAGTACCGGTGATCAGTGAGAGGTATGCATTCACACCGCTGTAATTGGCGCCTACCTTGAAGCGGCCAGAAATGGTGACAGTCTTTCCAGCGAGAGAGATAGAGTCAATTGACTCCAGCGCCTGAACTGCGGCAATTGAGTTTGTGTTGTTACTGCCAGAGGTGCGCTGCAGCTTGGCCGCATAGGCATATCCGGTCAAACCTGCAGTGACGCGACTCAAACTCGCATCCGCTGAACCCGCAGCGACGAAAGCGGACCACCGATCAAGCGTGTATGTCGGCGTATTCGTCAGAGCAAACGAGGTGCCGCGCTGGGCCACCTCCATCAGCCCATTGATCACAAAATTCCGATTGCCAGATGAAGCTGAAGAGGCGACAAGAGCCTGCCCGCTGGCTCGGGTGTAGCTGACGCATTTCCAGTTGCCGCCGCCCAGACTGCGAAATACCGCCACGTCGCCGGCCTCGGTGGTGATGCTGGAGGCGCCGGGCAGGATCAGGCTGGTGGCGTTGTGGGTGAGGATCATCGCTCCAGAAAACTGCACCTCGCGTTCGGCGCCGGCCGCAATGGTGTCGAACGCCGTGATTGCCGTGGTGCCGGTGATGAATACGATGTTCGAAGCCGCAGCACCGATGGCCACCGTGGCCGCGCTGGCCAGAGTGGCCGGAGCATTCGCGTTCAGGGCGCCGGTCAGCGTTCCGCCGGAGATTCCACCCGTTGCGCCCGTTGCCCCTTGGGGAATGCCGAAATTCAGCACTGCCGCAGAACTGGTTCCGACGTTGGCGACGGTGGCCGATGCACCAGGTGCCAAGGTAGTGATGGTGCCGATGGAAATCGTGGCGGCGTCTCCCGGTGTGCCGGCGCCGGCGGGGCCCTTTTCGCCAGCAGCGACAACCCTGGCCCCAGATGAGACAGTAGAGGTCGGCGCTGCGTTTCCGGTGATGCCCAGATTTTGGAGCACGACATGGGTCGAGTCGGGGATCGAGACAACGCGGTAGTAGCCGCCGCCGGCGATAAATGTGGACTCTTGGGCCGCCATCCATGCGGTGCTGACGACCTGGACCGTCACGTTAGACAGCGCGACCGGCTGAACGAAGTCGGCGGTCGTGGTCGTGTAAGCGCCCTGCCCTGGCGGGAAGGCTGCAGCCACGGCGGCGGCCATCGCCGAGAAGGTCAGCTTCTTTTCGGCGTTGTCCTGTGCGATGTAAATGACATCGTTGGCGTTGATGGTCGTCGCCGGGTCGAATGCGATGAGGCGAGTGGTGCTCATGGGATTGGGGCCCGAGGGCCAGAGGGATGGGCTCAAGAGCCCGTGACGACAGTGGGATACCCGCCGCTGGCGGATTGGTAGGCGATGACGGTCTGATCCAGGCCGTTGACCAGCACCCAGGAGGCGGTGACGGAATCGGTCGTGGTGGCCGCGGCCATCGACAGCGTATAGGTCAGTCCGCGGCTGTCGGTGATGTTGATCTGGCCCTGGATTGCGCGGTCAGCGAACCCGGTGATCGTGGCCGTGGCCGAGACCACGCCGGTCACGCTTTCGGCCACCTTCTCCAGTTGGGACTTGATGTAGGCCGGCGGTGGCAACTTGCCCAGGATGCTCTGCCAGTGGGGCATGCCCAGGCTCGTGTCGTACCAGCATTCACCGAGGAACGTGCGGATCGCCGACGCGACGTCCTGGGCAATGGCGTAGGGCTCATCAGCCAGGGCGATGTTGCCCGAGGCATCCAGCACCAAGTCCCACGCCGTCTGGTCGAGCAGCAGGGTCTTGGGCATGGTCAGGCTCCAGGCTTGGCAGGCGCTGCAGGCAGAGTCGCCAGCAGGTCGGCGGCGCTGGCCGGCAGGTCGGATTTTCCAGACTGGATTTTGGCTGCGGCGGCAAGGTAGGCCGTCCACACGGCATCACGCCAGGCCACAAACGCCTTGGCATCAGCCGCCCATGCCTTGACGGCCGAAGTGGCCCAGCTTGCCAGCGTGGCGCCGTCCTTGTAGCCCCAGGCCGCGGCCACGGCATCGACTTTGGCCTCAAGGGTCGCAGAGGCGTCAGCCAGAAAGGCGCTGATGCGTTGAGCCGAGACGGTGGCCGAATCCAGCTTGACAAGCTTTCCGGATTCCACGCGGTACTCACGCCAGGCCTCCCATTCTTCGGCTGTGACAGCGATCTGATCATCGTCGATGGCGGCCGGCGGCTCGCTGGAGATCACTTGGTTGAGCACGTCGCCGCTGGATGGGTTGAAACGCAGGGAATGGAACATCGTGAATCCTCACTGGGCAGGAACGAAAACGTAGGCCAGCTGCATGTCAGCCAAACTGGAGGGCGGCGTAGAGCCTGCTGTGACGGCCTGGACAATCGTGACCGTTGTGTTAGCGGTTACCGAAGCAACCCCCATGTCGACCATGGTCGTGGCGACGAACGAATACCCGTACTGGGTGCCGTTGATCGAGATCGCCGCCGTCAAGTTCTGGCTACCGGTGTTGATCGACACCGAAGAAATCGCCATTACCTTTCCGTCACAAGGGGCGGTGAACGACAACACGTTGTTGACCGTGGAGCCCGATGACCAGCTGACAGAAATCTGCTTGGTGAACCCCTGCCGACCGGCCAGAAACGCATTGGATTTTGCGAGCAGCGGAGTGCCGAGTTTCACCACCCAGACCGTCGACGAGATCGCTTTCACGATGCACCAATCGGCGCCGGTCAACGTGAACGAGGACAGGCCCGTCTGGCTGCCCATGGTGATGGTGTTTCCGGCGGGGGCCGTGATGATGGCCGAACCGCCCTGCACAGCAAACGCGATTTCGTTGTTGCCGACAGCCGTGGTGTTCGCAAGAGGCAGCGTCATGGTGCCGCCGGCGCCCGCCACCAGGATCAGGTTGCCGACGTCAGTGCCGTAGGTCAGCACGGTCGACGACGAATAGGTGTTCGTGCTTCCCCCTGTGGCGCTTGATCCGCCTGCAGTCAAAAATGCGAGCAGGTCAGACCAGCCGGCACCGGACGCATCTGGGTCCGAGGTGTTCCCATCGAGCGTATTGACCCAGTAGCCCGTCCCAGCTGCCTTGGCTAGGATGGCCAATTTTGGATAGCCGCCGACGTTGGAGTTGTTCGCGAAAGTGGCGTTATAGCTATAGATACCGCCCGCGCAGCTCCAGCGCGCGACGGCGCTCAGCGCGTACAGCACACCGTTGAAGTCCTGGCCCTGCGGCGGAATGCCGCCCGAACTGGTGGGCTGCATGGTCAGGGCTGGGAAGCCGACATCGAACGAGGCCTGGCCCGGGGTCGTGATGCCAGCCGTGGTCAGTGGGATGGTGTTCTTCAGCCCCGAGATTGCAAACGGGACAGGAATCCTGGTGGGGGGGCTAGACAGTTGCATTTTGGATCTGCGCTTTAGAGAAGAAAGAGCCCTGGCCGAATGGCTGGGAAACGGAGCCGGCCTCAGAAAACCCGAAGGTGGCCGAGGTCGAGATCTGGATGACGGTCAAAAGGACGCCGGCAGGCCTGGGCAGCACGCCGGAATAGAGCAGGATCGACAGATCGGTGTCGGTCAGCGCGAACTCAAAAACGAGCCGCATGGTCATGTCGCCCGAGTCCTGGGCGTAGCACCGGCCGCGCCCGGAGAACAGCGTCTGCAGCATCGAATTGATCGCCGGGATCGTGCAGTTGCTGATGTTGGCCGCCGCCTTCAGCAGGATCAGCTGTCGGTAGGTGTCATCGCCCAGCGTGACGTTGGCAATGGTGGCCTTGCCCGGGTAGAACGGCGCTTGGCCGAATGGCTGGCCCGAGCCTTCAGAGAACCCGAAGAAGCTTCCCGAACTGGCCTGCTTCAGCCCCCGCGTCACGCCGACGATGCGGCCCCAGACATCCAGGCCGTAGCCAGTCGCGGTGTCCACGTTCCAGATGGTGTCGTAGAACTCATCGATGTCCGCAGAGGGGTCGATCCAGGTGTTGAAGTCGTTGATCAGCGCGACCAGGGTCGGGCTGTTCGCGAACTGGGCCAGGATCGTCTGTTTGACGTTTTGCATGTCAGACCAGCAGTACGGTGATGTTGGAGGCGCTGATCGTTGGCAGCTGATCGATGCCGAACGACAAAGACGTGGCGCTCTGCGCGGCCGAGTTAGTGCCCATCAGGATCGACAGGATCTGCACATTGGGGTTCGTGCCTGCCACCCCTGCGTAGTACCGGCCGGCGTAGGTCGTGGAGCCGATGCGTGCGCGCTGGCCGCCGTCCTCTCCGTTGAAGGCCGAGACGATGGCCGCCTTCACGAGGTCCTGAATGTTCCCTGGCAGGTTGTCGTCTGCCGCAATCTGGACGGTGAAGTAGGCCGGCGTAGCCGTGGGTGTCAGCCAAGTCACGGTGTAGGTCGGGTAAGGCGGCGCGTAGCCGCTGGTCACCTCAATCGGGTGGCTGGTGTTGCCCGTGTACCCGCAGCCGGCCGACTTCTTGGTGAAGATGGCCGCCGCAATATCAGCAGCGGTACCGCCCGCCACCGAGACGCACAGCGAGTGCGCGGCCACTGGGTAGGCAGTCGCCCCCACAGAGACGGTGCCGTTCGTGGGGTTGTCGTAGACATAGGCGTCCACGACGTTGGAGACCGCCAGAACCTTGCCCAGTACCGACTGAGGGCTGGCCGTGGCATTGGCCGCCACAGAGGCGCGGCGCCGGGTTTCAAATGCCGCCCGGCTTTCCACGTCTGTGCCGAGGTAGCCCGCGGCAGCGTTGGTGATCGATTCCCAGCCAATGACGGCCGCATAGATCGTGCTCAGCGCGCCGGCCGCGCACGGGATGGGCCCGGTCTGCAGGTTCTGGAACTGGGCCGTGACCGACCCGGTGCTGCCGATCGTGACCTCGGCTGTGCAGGTGTAGCGGTATCCGTTGGTGTCCTGGGCCACAGCACCCGAAGGGATCACAGTGCCGGGCACACCCGAAACGGTGGCGGATACCACGGTGCCCGATGCCGGGACGCGCTCCAGAAAATAGATCCGGCCCAGGGCATCCTGCCAGCGGCCGGTGGCCACGTCCGGGTTCACCTGGTTGGAGATCTCGGCGATCTGGTCGTTTTTGTCGCCGATGATGGCCGTCATGCTCTGGGCCAGTTGGCCCTGTGGAGTCGTCAGGTCGGGATTGACGCCGCCACCAAAGGCAGCATCGATATCAGCCTGCACCCCGGCCAGGATGGCGGATTCCAGCGGTAGGGATACCCCTGCGCTGGTGAATGAAACGCTTGGGACATTGGTGGTGCTCATGGGGCAGAAATGAAAAAACCGCCTCTGGGGCGGTTTGGCTTCGGAGCGGTGAGGGTCAGACCGTTGGCGCCGTGGTCGAAAGGAACACGTTGTCGATCGTGAAACCCCAACCCGGGTCGGTGGAGGTGTCAAACACATGGCCGGCATACGCCCCGCTGTGCGCAGGGTCGAAATACTGGTTCGGGTCTGTGACGTTGCCTGAGTCGTAGAGCATTGATGACCCCTGCCAGACCCGGTACCGGATCGTTTGGACCGACCGATCCGGGGTCACATGCGTGAAGATCTGGAAGGTGTAGATCACCCCGTCTTCCAGGATCGGCGGCGCGCCAGGAGCCGACAGCAGGTAGCTGCCTGGGTAGATGCCGTTGCACCAGGTCTCAATCTGGGTTGACGGGAAGAACGGCGTGCCGCCGGGCGCCAAGGACACGTTCCCCAGAACAATGCCCTGCCCTCTGATCTGCTTGCCGACCAAAGCAGGATCCTGACGCACGCACACAAAAATGTGCGCCGTCGGGTTCGCTGCGAAATAGCCGTTCGACAGAAAGTCGAATGTCAGGTTCAGGTACTCGTAGTACCCATCGGGGAGCGAATTCATAGCTCAGCACCAGCTGGTGAATTGGCGGAGAAAGAAGCGCTTTTGCCCGGGTAGCCAACCACAGGCGGGCTGGTCATCGCGCCGCCACGAGCCACGCCACCGTGCTCGTGCTGCACCAGGCTGACGCCCGAGGCAATTACGTCTTCGGATGCGGTGATGGAGCCCGTGTGGGCCCAATCGCCTTCGCTTTTGATGCTGGGGGCCTTAATGTGCACCTCGGTGGGCGAGACGACTTCAATACCGCCGTCGAAGAAGCGCACGTACTGGGTCGGGGCCGCTGCCACCGAGATGATGCTGTTCAGGTAGATGGCATCGCTGGGGTCATGTCGGCGCGAGCTGCCCGGCGGCGAAACTGCTTTCGAGGCCTTCACCGTGGAGATGTCGCGGTCACTGATCACGGCGATGCCGATGTCGCCAACCTGGGGATCCAGGATCACGGCATTGCCACCGCCTTGGATGCGCAAATAGGGCACGTTGTAGATCACCCCATGGGCGATTGCGTCCAGGCTGCCGGTGACCATTGAAACCAGCGGTTTGATGTCCACGTAGCCGATGGGCGCCACGCCGCCGTCATTCGTGACCGCCACCACCTGCACCGGGATGGACGTTCTGACCTTGCTCAGCAGGGCCTTGAAGATCGCCTGCAGCTCGTTGGCATCAGACTCGAAAGCCGCGCCAGAAAATCCAGGAAGGGGGTTAGCTGCTGACATAGAGGCCGCTTTGAGTCAGGCTGCAGGTCGAGAACCACGGGCCGCCAGGCGTCATAGTCGAGAGTTCGTGGCGCATGCTCTGCACCTTCCAGTCGCCGCAGGCCTTGGCGATCAAGGACTTGACGCGCACCGTGCGGCCAAGCTGCATTTCGGGCCGGAATTCGGCGCGCACCGCGATGCCCGTGGGCGTGAAGGCGGGGTAGCCAACCATGCCGTTGTCAGGCGAGATCGACAAGATCGTCGAATCGGACAGGCCATTGTTGGGCCAGATCGAGACGATACCGTTTTCGATGTTGCAGGCGATGCGCGCGGCATCCGCCAGGGTGCGGATCTGGTCAATCGCAGTGCCGTAGAGATACTGGTTTGACAGCTGGGAGGTGACGCCGTTGTTTTTAAAGCCGAAACCTATCGAAGCCGCGATAGTTTGAATTTTGGCAGCGACATCCACGGTGCCCTTGCCTTCGTTGGGCGCAGCCGGCTTCACCTTGAACAGGAAGCCGGCCTGGGCTTGCACGTTGAAGGCGACATCCGGGATGCCGGCGAAGTCGATGAAGGCTGCCGTGATGGTGCCTTCGAAGACCTGGTGAATCTGCCCGCCCTCGTTGCCGGCGCTCACCGTCACGGAGTCGCCGCGTACGGCCAGGGCGTTCAGGCCATCCGTGCTGAATGTGTTCATGTCCGCCAGGCGCATGCCGTAGACGCGCATGTTCAGGCTGCCCACCGCCAGGCCGCCGCCCGGGTTGTCGATGATGGCCTCGACGCGGTGCCCCTCAAGGTCCAGGGTGTCGGCCCCGTTGGGCAGGCTACCGCTGGCCAGCTTGAAGCTCAGCTTGATGGCACGTTTGACGAAGGTCATGAGATCTCGGAGGCGGGGAAGTAACAGAGGATCCAGCGCGACCCCAGGCCGGTGTATTCCGGGTCCGATGTGCCCTGGGTGTCGAAGAAGGCCAGATCGCCAGAGAATCCGAAGTAGGCCAGGCGCACGATCCAGCAGCGGTCGCGGCAGATCTGGCTCTGCAGCACCGCGGCGCCATCGATCGACAGGTCAAGGAACAGCCCTGTCGATTTCTGGGTGACCGCGATGGTGCAGTTTTGGGTGCCCAGCGTCACCAGCTGGGTCTGGGCCGGAACGGCAAGCAAAGGGATGATCTGCATCACATCACGCCGGCGGCGCCCATCTGGTTCTGCTCAGAAGCAGTCGGGTTGGTTGGAGACACGGCGCCATTGCTCTGCGGGTCGGCCCCGGACGCCTGCTTGGTCGACTGGTACGAGGCCTGGGCCGTCGGTCTCACTTCGACAAAGTAGCAGGCGGCCACGATCAACTTTGCGCCGTTGCTGCTCGTCTGTCGGTAATCGAACGACACCAAGTTGCAGTTGGGAAACGAGGCGTCAGGCGTGACGATGGTGAACACGTCGGTCGAATCAGCCATGCTGCCCAGGGCGGCGAGGAAATCGCTGCGAGTCATTTGACCTTGCCCACCGCACGAGATCACGAGGCGCGCATCAAACGGGCTAGCGATCTTGTTGTAGCTGGCAAAGGCGCCCTGCTCCACCGGGTAGTTCGAAACCCGGCTTTCGCCATGGAACTCGAACGCGATCACCGAGTCCGGGATGATCGCTGCCGATCCACCTTCGGCCAGGATCTGCCACTGGGGACCGTTGAATTGGCTCCCGTAGCGGTACGAGGCAGCCGAGGCCAGGGCCAGCGCCGTGACTTTTGCCGCCTGCCTTGGCATCGTCGGGATCCCGGACGCAGCGGGCACATTGGGGTACGGGATCAGTGGCATGTCAGATTTGTCCCGCTGTCGCGAGGCCGGCCATCTTGGTCTGCTGCTGCAGCGCCGATTGCAGGTCACGCGCGATGCCGCCGGCATCCTTGGCCTGGGTGTTGATGGTGATCGGGCCGTTGACGTTCGTCTCGTTGGTCGTGGTGTTCACCACGCGAGATGCCGCCGGATTGGCTGCAGCCGCTCCGACGCGGATACCGCCCGTGATCTGGGCTTCAGACACGTAGCCCTTGCCGTTTTCATGGTTGGTGATGCCGCGAACCAGCGCTTTGAGCACGTCGGCGTTGCTCAGGTCGACCTTGTCGTCGGCCTTGAGCCCCGTTTCCTTGGTCAGCGCCGAGATGTAGGCCCCGACGTCGTTTTCACTGGCCGGCGCGTACTTCTCGACGATGGCCTTGATGGTGTTGACGCCCCGGGATGCGTAGATCCGGAGTTGCTTCACCAGGGCGGCGATTCCGGCTTCCATGCTCTCGAACTTGGCGAACCGCCCAGGGCCATCCTCACGGGTGGCGCCCTCTTGGCCGACAAAGTTCAGGTTGCCAGGGTTGTTGTTGCGCACGCCGCGCGGAAGATTGCCACCGGCGGCAGCCTTGGAAGTGGCAGCAGCCGGCGCGGCCGGCGCAGAAGATCCACCGGACTTGGTGTATCCCTTGACTCCATTGGCCGCCAGGGCATCGTTGGCTTCCTTGCTGCCACCGTAGGCAGCCACGCGGGCGATCAGCTCGCCGAGCTTGTTGCCCACCGACGTGGTGGCCAGCTTTTCGCCCAAGCTGGTGGCAAAGCCCAGCACATCGCTGATGCCGCGGGCAATCGCGCCGATCACCGTGGCCAGGCCAGAAAAGAACCCCGAGATCTCGCCCTTGTGCGTCTGTACCCAGCCAGACAGGCTCAGCAGATCCTTGTTCGATTCCTCCAGAGCCGGTGTCAACGCCTCGAAGATCGTCTGACCGACACCGTAGAGCTCGCGGCGGAAGGTCGCCCACTGGGCCTGGGCTTTGATCGCCGCCTGGGTGCTTTCCTCGGTCACACCCGAGGACCGGTACATCTGGTCAACGACGCCCTGAATCTCGGTGCGCCCCAGGCGCAACAGGTTCAGCGTGCCCTCATCGAGCCCCAGCATGGAGGCGGCCCGGATCTGGTCCTGCGCGCTCAGCCCCTTCAGGGCCGTGGACAGGTCCAGCAGCAAATCCTTCATCGGGCGGATCTTGCCGTTCGAGTCTGCGATGTTGACGTTCAGGGCCCTGAAGGCGGCCACCACCGGGCTGTTTTCGCCCAGCTTGAAGGCCTCGAACCCGGCCTGCATGGCCTGCATGGAGCCGCGAAAGGCCTCAGCCGTGCCGCCAACCGTCTCCACAGACGCGCCCCAGGCGTCCAGCTCGCGCGCCGACACACCGAGGTTCTTGGCCTGCCGCGCCAGGGCCGCCTGCCCGTTGACCATGTTCGTGAAGAAGTCCTTCACGCCACGGGCTCCCAACGTGATCGCGACGAGAGAGATGATCTCGTTTTTGACCTTGTTGAACCCCTCGGCCATGGCCTTGCCCTGGGCCTCGATCTTCTTGGTCTCTTCCGCGCTGCGGTCGCCGAACTTCTTCAGCGAGTCGCCGGCTTCCTTCTGGCCCTTCTTGTAGCCCGAGACATCCAGCCCGAGCGTGACCAGAAGCGCGTCAACGATTGTTGCCATCACCGGCCCCTGTTCATCATGTTTTCGTTGTGGCTGTTGACCTGCGCGATCTCAAGCAGGAGCCACATGTCCTCGACACCGTAGATCGTGTCGAGCTCGTGGAGGGTGGCCAGGCGGGTCGTGACGACGGCGCCCACCACCTTGGAGAGGTTCTCGTACTCCACCAGGCCGCGCGGTCGTGCCGCGAGAGCCGCCACGCCGAAGTCAATCAGGCGGCGGCGATGGAAAAACCCGCGTGCAACTTGAACACCTCCACGCGCAGCTTGATCCGGGTGGCGATTTCCTCGATGTCGTCTTCCACCAGCTGGCGGACGATGCCGGGGTTCTGCGGGTTGGGGATGGCCTGCACGCAGGCAAACATCTCGTCCATCAGCGCCTCGGCATCCTCAAACGGAAGCTTGCAGATCAGCTCCAAGGCGATCTTGGCGATGCCGGCAAATCCGCTGTCGGCCAGATCTTTGGGGATGTCGATACCGGCGCGGCCGATGGCCAGAAAGGCCCGCATGGCCCACTTTTCGGCCTTGGTGGCCGGCATCTCGCGGATGAAGTAGGCCTTGCCCTGGTCGCGCCCGGCTTCCTGGATCTGGATGATGAGTTCTTTGCGTGCCATCTCAGATCTGCTCCGGGGTGATCTTTTCCCAGGTGATCACGAAGGGGATCGGCTGGAGGGTCTTCTTCACGTCGGCGAACGGCTTGACCGTGGTCAGGATGCCATTGGTCAGCGTGTACTTGCGGTTGATGCCGGGCAGGATGATCGAGCCGTTGGCCGGGTAGATCTCCTGTGCGCCCACCTGAGTGGAGGCCCAGGTCTCGAAGATGGCCAAGCTGGGCGAGGTGGGCATCAAGATGACGTTCATCTTGTAGGCCTCAAAGACGAAGCCGGCCGACAGCTTGCCGTCAGCGCCCATCATGATCTCGGCGTTGGTCACCGGATCGGCGTTGAACAGGTCATCCGTGGCGAATCCCTCGATCAACTGGGGCGCGGGGTAGATGTCGGTGATGGCCAGGGCCAGCGTGGAATTGGCGGAAGTAAGAGTTGCCATGAGGGCTCCAGAAGTGGGAAAGCCCGCGCATGGCGGGCCTATCGGGTGGGGTCAGAAACGAGAAACCCGGCGCTGGGCCGGGTTCAGTGGTGGAAGAGCTGTGGCTGTATGTGCTGCTCGAGCACGAAGCGCTCATGTTCCAGAGCGGGTATCTCGCGCTTTCGCTCGAGCATCAGGTGAGAGCCGAAGGATGCGCGCACCTTGGACTCCACCTCTTTGGCGATCAGCTCCTGCATCTGCCGCCACAGGCCGCGCTCGCGGTGCTGCAGCTCGTCACGCATGCGGAAGAACTCGCGGATCAGGGCAACCTTGAACTCGATGACCTTGGGCGAGTTGCGCATGAAGGCGATCAGCAGGCCGGCCTGGTGCTCGTTCAGCAGCGCGAACTCGCGTTGCTGCTTGCCCCCGCGGGTTTCAAAGGTCCGCGTTTCAAACGCGACCCTTCCGAAGGCATCGAAATCGCTCTGATGCCGGCGCAGCAGGGCTAGCACGTTCTTGTGCTGGATGCCGATGCCGCGCGCGATGGTTTCGGACGATGCCCGGGCCTCACCTTCAAAAGCGGTGACAAGAGGGGTGATTTGCATGAAGTGCTTCCGTTCAAAGCGCGTTCCAGGCAATGCAGCGGCCAGGGCGGGGAACGAGTCCGCCTCTTCGGGGTATCCCCCTAGGCCGTGCAAAAAGGAAAGCCCGCGCGTGGCGGGCTGTGATCACTGGATCTCGATGGACGCCAGCGCGAGCCTCTGCACGCTGCCCCCGTCTGCATAGAACAAAGTCATGCTCGGGCTGGCCCGGGTCACGCGAATCGCAGCCGTGGCGGGCTGGATGTACAGGTAGTAGCCCTTGGCGAAGATCGTGGCGCTCACGTCGCGGCCAATGGCGTACTGGATTTCCGCAACTTGCGAGGTGGACAAGGCCACGCCGGTGCGGATCGCGCCAAAGTTGATCGCGGAGTTGATCGGGTCTTGGCAGGCTGTCGCAATCAGGTTGTAGCCGGCCTGGTTGTACGGGATCGAGCCCACCGTCATCAGAAGCTTGATCATGGCCAACTGGATGTTCGAGTTGAGCCAGATCTGATTCAGGTATGTGTCCAGCCAGGTCCACGAACCCGACACCGCGCCCGAGTAGAAGAAGTTGAACTGCTGCGTGGCGTTGGCGTAGGCGCCGAAGTACAGGTAGCCGTTTTGCTGCAGCGCCTGGGCGTTCGTGGCGTTGGTCACAGCAGGCGTCAGACCCGACTGGGTGCGAAATGCCAGGGTGGCGCGGCCGTTCGTCTTGTCGAAGTCCAGCGAGGCGGCGAAGCCCAGCACGAAGGCCGCGTGAGCCAGATCGGCAGTGCCTGTGTAGACCGGGATCGTGCCCGACGACTCGGTGTTCTGCAGGTAGTAGCCGAAGGTCGAAGTGCTGCCAGCCACCAGGGCGTTCGGGTCGCTGTCGATCGATACGTAGCCATAGCGTGGTGCCACCGAATTCGTCCAGGCCGCAAAGGCCTTGGCTTCATCCAGGGACGATTCCCAGGCCGTGGTGAACAGCGCCCAGTTCTGAGTGAGTTGGGCCAGGGCCGGCATGAAGGTCGCCGGGGTGGCGGCCACAGCACCGGCGGAAACCACGGCACCGGCTGCGCTGGTCAGGCCCAGGGCAGTGGACAGCGTACCGGTGGCAAAGCCCACCGACGAACTTGCGCCCGTGGTGCCCGAGGTGATGACAAATGCGTTCTGGGTCGTGTCCCAGGTCACGGCAGCACTCAGGGCGGTTCCGATGATGGTGGCAGCATTGGCGAACGAAGTGGCAGCGCTCAGCGAAATGCTGGCGGCGGTCTTGTTCGTGCCGTCCACAGCGACGGTCAGGGAACCGCTCAGGGCCTGCAGTTGGGTCAGGGTCAGCGACAGCGTGGCGCCGCGCAGGTAGCCCGCCACATCGGTGCCGTTGAACTGGGCAAAGTACAGCTTGCCCGGCACCTTCGTGCAGCCTTCGTAGCCCTTGAAGTACACCTGGGCCATCGCGTATTCGGTCGACGTAAGGCCGAAGAATGCGCCCACATCGTCAGCCAGAGCAAAAGACTTCACGGTACCGATAGGCACGTACGGGCTCTTGGTCAGGATCACGCCGTTGAGGTCAACAGCAGAGCCCGCTGCGGCGAGAACGGACGGATTTGCCGTTACCACGGTACTGATGGGGATAGTGGACATTTTTATTCCTATTCGTTTGGTAATGGGAATTGATATTCAGGCCGCCATTTAATAAAATGGGTGCACCCAATAAACTCCAAGATTTATGCTGAAGATTTGCCGAAAGTGCTTGGTCGAAAAAGACGGAATAAACTTTTCTCGCTGCTCAGCAAATAAGGATGGTTTGCAGTACCAGTGCAAGGAATGCAAGTCGGCCTACAAAAAAGAGAACAGGGAGGCGACCAACCTTATTGCCAAGCGTGGTCGAGAGAAGAATCCAGAAAAGCACCGAGCCGCTACGAAGAAGTGGTTTGATGCGAACAAGCAGCGCGCCCTTCAAAAGAGAAAGATTTATTACTATGAAAATCTTGATTATTCGCGCAGATATTCAATTGAATACAAAGCAAAAAACCCTGACTACTACGTCTCGTACAGAAATAAAAATATAGAAAGAGAGACTGCGCGGGTTAAGCGGTGGGCTCAAGCAAACAAACACAGGCTCAATGCTTCGTATGCACGACGTCGATTTGCAAAGTCCCGATCAACTCCACTATGGGCCAATAAAGAAGCAATCATTGATATCTACAAGAAGAGCCGAGAGCTTTCACAAGCAACAGGCGTTGAGCACCATGTAGACCACATAGTCCCCCTTCAGTCAGATGTGGTTTGCGGACTTCATTGCGAAGCCAATCTTCAGATCATTGACGCAAAGGAAAATATCCGTAAAAACAACCGGTGGTGGCCGGATATGCCTTGATTGGGATAGTGGACATCGAGGGTCACTCCAGAAATGAAAAAACCCGCTCGCTGGCGGGTTTGAATGGGTGGGGAATGGCCCACTGATGCGGGCAAAAGAAAACCCGCTCAGAGGCGGGTTGTGTGTCATGCGCCCGAGTGGCGCCCGGAATGTGAGGGCGCCGCGCCGGGGCTTGTGGGGCGCGGGCCTGGGTGGAGCTAGGTCACCAGATGGGTTAACTGGCAATCAGGCCAGACCAAGCTTGGTCAGGTTGCGAATAGCAGCTCGTCGGATCCGATAGTTGCCACCACCGGTGATCGCCAAATACAACTGGAGCACAGTTGTCCCGGCGGGAACAACAAAGGGAGGAGTCTGAAAAACACCAGGACCTTGCAAGGTGTAATTTGCGTAGGTGCTGTCCCAGTAAAGATCACTGGCCGAGGCGAAGAATGAAGATCCGTTATAGGCCTGGACTTTCAGGCAGATACCTTGGGTGTTTGCTGCTGCGGCAGAGTCATAGCTATCACCTGCAAACTCAACAACACCGATCACGGTATCGCCAATTGCCAGGCTGGAGCCGATGGATACGTTCGATGTGAGCCCCTGACCGGTAGTTGTTCCATTCGGGACATTCAGTTGACACCATGGATAGGCGAAACCATCCGTGGCAGCAACATAGGAGATTGTCGGCGTCCCCTGCTTATTCCAGCCCGTAGGCGTTGCCGAGCCAGCCCCATACAGCATGGGGTTTGTAAGAAGGTTGTCCGTATCGCCGTTGCTTTGCGCAAGCCAAGGATTCACGGTGCTGATATACGGGCGGACAGCATCCGCAATCAAACGGCCTTCAAGTGCCGCGCCAATCGGAGATTCATGCGTACCGTCAGTAAGGGCTGTGGAAAGCGCTTTGAACGTGGTTGAAATATCCAGCGTGGCAGACTCTTGAGAAACAAGCACGACATTGGGGCGTCGCGCTGCAGCGATTTTCAGAAGACGGTTGATCTGCATGTGATACTGGTTTTCAGCATCGGCTGCAACTGTCTTTGGCGGAATGGTGTACCAAAGTACGCGGCGGCCAGCGGCGACAGCCTGATCCCACATCGCAATGATGTTCACATCAGTGGTGCTGGAGTTTCCCGTATCTGAAGCAGAAGAATCGTTTGTGCCAGCCAAGCCGCAGACCCACTCAGACGGCCTGGAAAGAACATCAGTTTGGAATCTGGCAAGGATTTGCCCAGATTTTTGCCCACCAATTCCAGCATTGCCAACCACCTCGAATGCATGATTCAGTAGAAAGTTGGCTTGATTGAATTGCCCCTTGCAATCGTAGGAGGCCCCCAGCGCCTGAACTGGCGTTGCAATCGATGTGCCGCCATTCATTGCCGTTTTCGAATCTCCAATGAGGATGATCCGGTTTCGATTTGGGGCGTTGCCAAACATAAATCCACCGTTCAGCCCCAAAGTAGCGTGCTGCTTGGCATGCCCGCCATTTGCCAGCCAGGTATCAGCAGAGGCCGAAAACGAGGCATCGGGGATCGAGCCAATAGGCGTCGGCACACCGAAGCGGTTCACGGCGCCGATCACCTTCCCGGTGTCGTCCACGATGAACCCGTAGAAGTCTTTTTGAATGGTGGCGGTCATAGAGGCCTCGAAATGCAAAAGCCCGCACTCGGCGGGCTTGGGGTTTGAAGGTGGGGTGACTCAGGGAGTCGGCGGGAAGTGGGTGTCGACCTCGATCAGGTCGATCTGCAGGGCTGTGGCTGACTCCTGCGACACGGTCACGACGGGGGTGATCTGCAGCACGGCGGAAAGCTTCCAGCGCTCCAGCCACGTCTGCTCGCCCGTCACGAGCGGAATCTGGATGGGGTCATCGGCATAGGCCGGGACGATCCCGTCCGGGAAGGCATCGGTGGCGAACTCATCGCGCCACAGCGCCTGCACGGTGTTGGCCCAATCTCCTGCCTGGGGGCCGTAGAAGTCCAGTTGGATCGGGAACTCGGACAGCATCTGCACTGCCTTCGACCCGGGCGCGCCGGATGTGTAGGCGGCCACGTTGGTGGACAAGCGCCGCGAGGCCGAAAAGGTCATCGCCACGAAGGCACCCTTCGGCATCGGCACGCCGTTGCCCTGGGTCTTGATCACCTCAGTACCGGCAGGCAGCACCGATTGCAGGAACTGGCCCACAGCCGTAACGACCTGCGCTTCGGTGATGGAGATGGTCGTGGTGGTCATGTGGATTGCAGGCAGACGAGGACGCGCGCCCAGGTGGGCCATGTCTCCATGACCGATATGACGCGCCAGTCTTTAACAGGGCCGCCGGGCACCTCGGGGAATTGCAGGATGTCGCCACCCTTCTGGTTGTCGCGCACGACGCCCTGCACGTTGCCGTAGAGGTGCACCGAGCGCATGACGCCCTGAATGTTCAGGCCCTCGACGTGCTGCAGGTCGCGGCCCGACAGGCCTTGCACGTTGGCCTGCACCGTGGTGCTGGTCGTGGTCGGCGTGCGGCTGAAATCGGCGTTCGTGGTGTAGCCGTTGGCCTGCACCCAGGTGACGCTGATGTTCGGGTTGATCGCTTGGATCGTGGTGTTGGCCAGGGCCCGGAGGTTGATCATTCCGTTTTCCCGACTGCGTTCGTGAGGGTGGCAACCATGAGGCCGGTGTCCTGCAGGGGATCGCTGGGCACGCCGTCGATGATGCTTGGGTCTTCAGCGTAGGCGGCGGCGGCTTGGCCGACCGTCTTGCCGTTAATGGGCAGGCCCTCACGGCGCCACTTGCGCAGGACCAGGGTTGTAGGGCTCAGGGGCTCGACAGCGTTGCTGGCAATTTGCGCCTTGGTGTCGCCGGCCATCTGCAGGCCCACGCCTTCAAACACCTGATCAGCGGTTGCCCGGCCAGCCGATACGGCGCGCACACCGCTTTCCAGCAGCTTGGTCCAGGCCTTGGTGCGGGCGTCGATGGTGGGCTTCAGGAAGGGCCGGGGCGGGATGCTGACCTCTGGGGCGCCGTTCTCCTGAATGGTCGCCACGTAGGCAACGGGGGTGCCGTCCTCGTACTGGGCGGACGGGAACCAGCCCATCTGCGCCTCTTTGCCGGCGAACTCAGCCGGGATGCGGTCAAGGAGGGCCTTGATCTTGTCGAAGTTCAGCGTCTTGCCCATCAAAACACCCCGCCAGCTTTGCGGAACGAGGCCCGCTCAAGCGAGCCGCCGATGTAGAAGCCGCCGGCGCCGCGTATCTGGAGCAGCGCCCACAGTTGCTGCCCGTAGGCCGTGGTGGCCAGCCAGTACTGCCAGCCGGATTTCGTGGGCGGCGGCGCCATTGATGCCGAGACGCTGCCCTCAGACCCGCCGGTGACGACGCCCGGGGTGCTGCCCCCTGCCCCGTTTCCGCTGGGCCCGTTGATGATCTGGAACGACTGCGCTAGGTGGGCGGTCATCAGGTTCAAGGCGAGCTGCAGGCGGTCGCCGGTCAGGGCGAAGCTTTCAGCGATGTAGCCGTTCGCCATGGTCCAGTAACCCTCCAGGGCCGGGGTGGACACCGACGCCAGCGCCGGGAACATGGCAGCGAATGCCGTGGGGTCAAGTGCTGGCGTGGTCATGGCGGCTTACTTCTTCTTGCTGGATGTGGGCTTGGCAACCGCGTCGCCAGCGTTCTCGAAACTGGACTCGGTCAGGGGCGCGCTGTTGTCGGCGCTGGTCATGTCGGCAGCCACCTTCTCGGGGTCTTCGGCCACGTCTTCGATCACCACGAAGCCGTTCTTCTGGTGCAGCTTGAAAATCTCGTTGGCCTTAAGGACTTCGACCAGTTCGGCGTCGATCTCGGTGCGCACGCCCAGCGGGGTCACGATGCGGTCATTTGCCACGCCGGTGCCGCCCTTGATGGTCACGGAACGGGCTTCGATGTGGAGGTCGCTGGTCTTGACCCACTCTTTGTAGGTGGTGTCAGCAGCCAGGGTGCTGTAAACGTATGCTTTTGCCATGGTGGGCACGCCTCAATGAAAAAGCCTCGGGCTCGATGCCTCGGGGCTTTGTTGGGGGAAGTCCCCGGCACGGCGCCGGGGCTGGATCAGGCCTTGCGGCCTTGGTGGGTCAGATGCCGGAGGCGCGGACCACAGCGTAGGGACGCTTGCACATCACGCCGGCGGTGGCGTTCGTGTAGTCCTCGACGTAAGCCTTGGCGCGCTTTTCCACGCCCAGGGCGCGGAACTTGGCCGGCACGACCTGGTTGAACACACGGCTGTCGTCGCTGGCACCATCGTCCACGGACTCGGCGAACAGGTAGAACACGTTGGCGCCGCCGTTGGCAGCGTTCAGCTGGGGAGCCGACACGACGCGCATTTTCGGGAACGTTTCCTTGATCCACTCGCGCACCGAGTTGCCGTAGTTGCTGGTGACGCTCAGGTAAGCGTAGGCGGCAGTGGGAACGGCCAGGGTCAGCGGCGTGGTTTCCGGGTTGATGGTGTCCTGCGATTGGGTCTGCAGGGTGGCCACGGCGGTCCGGATGTCGGCGGTGATCTCCAGAAACTGCTTGTTGGCCCAGGTGGGCGAGCCAGCTGCACCATTGGGCACGGTGTAGTAGGCAGGCAGGGCCGGGTCGTTCAGGAAGCCGTAGGTTCGGTTGTTGCCGCTGTTGAAGCCATAGAAGCCGATGGCATTGCGCTGGACTTCGAGGGCCAGAGCGCAAGCGCTGCGCTTCTCAGCGGCGCTATTGGCTCGGATGCGGGCCGCACGTTCTTCTTCCAGCACGCCGACCTGGAAGCCCTTTTCAAAGCGCACGACGGTGCGGCGCTCAAAGTTGGTGTTCCAGGACGCCAGGGGCACGTTGGTGGTATCGCCGTAGGGCAGCGCCTGGCCGATGGGCTCCAGCACGCCCTGCACGACTTCCTCGTCTTCCCAGGAGCCGACAGTGGTGATGCCGATCAACTCGTCGATCTTGCGAGCAGCGGTGATCACGCGCACAAAGCCGGGCATCCAGGCTTGCAGGAACTGGATGGGGGTGGTGTTGCCGGCGGTGGTGATGAGACCTTGATTGGTCGCGTCCATCGCGGCCGCCATGGCATTGATCTTGGCGGTGGGGAATTGGATGCCGATGTCGGAGAGGGCCTGGTACTCGGCCACGTCCTCGGCGTCCATTGCCACGGGGCCGACATTGCGCGGGCCGACGTAGCTCAGTTCTTGAGACTTGTTCATTTTGGGGTTCCAAATGAAAAGAGCCCCGGCGCAGCGAGTGCGCAAGGGCTCATTGGATGGGGATCAACCTGCGGTGCAGGTCGTGGCTTAGTTGGTCAGGCGGATGGCAGCGGGGCCGGCGGCGGTGTTCTGGAAGTCGATCACGATGCCGTTCGGCACCAGAGCGCAGCCAGAGCTGGGCGAGGCCCCCGGGGCGACGGTGGACAGGGCACCGGTCGTCACGTTGTACTGGAACACGTCGCCGATGTTGCAAGCGGTACCGCTGGCCACAACGAAGTCGCCCATGGTGGCGAACTCGCCCAGGGTGTTGTCGGGCACGGCCAGGGTTGCAGCCAGGGTGCCGCCAGCCGAGGTGCCGACAGCGGCGTAGCTCTTGGGGCTGATCAGGATGCCGCCCAGAACGGTCGGGGTGCCGCCGGCGCCGGTGATCGTGGTGCTTGCCGCAGTTTGCGAGGTGCTTACCGTGTAGGTGCCAGTGCCGCCAGCGCCCGTGCCGTAGCCGGTGATGGTGGTGCTGCCGGTCACGCCCGAGCCGGTGATGGTCTGGCCGATGCTCAGGGCACCAGAGGTGACGCCGGTCACGGTCAGGGTGGTGCCGCTGATCGAGCCGGTCACGACAGCCGCGCCCTGGGTGATCACGCCGCCCACGCTGGCGATGTTGGTGGCGGCGTTCTTCGTGAAGAAGTAGCCGACCACGTTGGCAGCGCCGTTGGAGTTGATCAGCAGCTCTTGCGAACGGGTCGGGCCGTCCTTGTAGATCTGACCGATCAGGCCGAAGGCGTAGTTGATGTTGACAGTGCTTTGGAAACCCATGGTCTTACTCCTGCTTGCCCAGGTGACGGGTCACGAAGTTGGACTTCTTGACAGCGCCGTCTTGAGCGTGGGTGGGGACGGCCTTCGATGCGGGATCGACGGCGGCGGCGAGGTAGCCAGCCAGGGCGGCAGCTTCTTGGCCGGCGGCAACGCTCAGGCCCAGCTTCTTCACGCCGTAGGCGGCCACCTCGGATTCGGTCATTTCGGCATGGTCGAAAGTGCCGATGTGCTTGCTCAGGGCGACGGCCAAGCGGTCGCGGCGGGCGGCCTGGGCGGCGAACGACTTGAAGGTCATGCCGGAATCCATGCCGGTGCCGGGCTTGTCCTGGTCAGGCTTCTTGCCCTCGGGCATGTCTTGGTCGGCGTCCTGGGCGTTCGGATCCTTGTCGGGATCAGCGTTCGGGTCGGTGTCAGCCGACGGGGCCGGGTCGGCAGTCTTGCCGGCAGCATGTTCTTGCAGCATCTTCAGCGCAGGCATCACCTGCTCGATTGCCTTCAGGGCCTGTTCCAGCGTCAAGCCGGAGCCGCCCTCTTTGTTTTCATCAGCCATAGCGGCTCCTTCTTCAGGGGTTGGTGGTTTCGGCTCGTCGGCGCTGTCAAGAACAGCCACGTCAGGGCCCATGCGCCCGGCGTCAACCAGGGCAAGGTGATTGCCGCGGATGTCCCGCTGCACGTAGTCGTAAGCCTGGCCCTCGAACTCGCCGGGGGTCGGGTCGTACCTGCATCGGTATCCGAGAGACAACTCGGTTTTTCCTGCATCGATGGCGTTGGCCATGGACTCGGAGAACACTTTCAGATTGGCGCGGACAACGCCGTCTTCGAAGAACACGTCTTCGCCGGTCACGCCCTGCACGCCTTTGCGTTCGGCGGGGGTCATGCCCGCTTCTTCGGAGCCCAGCATGACGTGGTTGTCGATCCACGGGATCAGCTTCAGGGACTCCAGGGTCTCGGTGGATGCCAATTCCTCGGCAGGCCGGTAGACCATGTAGATCTTGTTGGGGTCAGGTGCGCCTGGGATCTGCCGGCCGGTGTAGGGGAAGACGCCGACCTTGCTGATCGGGTTGGCCTTCACTTCGAACCAGCCGTTCACGTCCATCTGTCGCGCGCTGGCCTTGTCGGCAGCCCAGGCGTCACCGATCTGCAGGCGCACGCCCAGCGCCTCATCCATGCCGCTCACCTGGTCATCACCGGGGGCGTCGTCAGCCACCGATGCCGTCAGCCAGTCGGCCACACCAGGGTGCAGCGGCTGCGGCTGGTCGTCAGGCAATGCCCAGACGTAGCCGTCATGCTCGGCGTTCAGGGTCGGGAAGAACTCGGGCTCACCGGCGCAGAGGAATACTTGAAACACACCATCAGGCGTGGTTCCAAGCAGTTCCAGGCCGGCGGCCGGGGTATGCGCGGTTTCCTCGCGAGATTCGCGGATGGCTGCCTCCAGGGGCGATTCACCCTCTTCGATGCCGCCCCCAGGAAACGCCCAGGTGCCAGGGTGATTGCCGCCCATGCCGCGCTTCAGCAGCAAAACCCGGCCTGTGTCGGCGCGGTAGAGAATGCCGGCCGCAACGGGCGCAGCAGCAGTGACCGCCTCGACTTGTGCGGGGTCGGTGGTGGGTGGCATTGGCCTACTCCTCGAATTTGATGATTGGCCGCATCTGGCATCGGCAGAAAGGCAGGTCCCCGGGCTTTCCGCGAACTTCCTGGCCGTACATCACGCCGATGACCGGCGGATCGTCCAGGCTGAAAACCTTGCCGTTCATGCGCTGGTGGTTCTCGCGGGGATGGACTGAGCCACCCGTGTGCACCCATTCGTACTCACGCACCCCGATGGCCTGCATCCGGGCCGCGTTGATGTTGGAATAGGCCTTGCGGGTCTGGTCCATCGACACGTTGCGGGCGTGGCGGATGTTCTGGTCGTACTTCTGGTTGAGGAACGGCACCAGGTCCTTGAGCCCGTTGCCCGACGTGATCGAGCGAGAAACCGCGCCCTGCACCTCGGTGAGGTACTTCTGCGGGATCAGCTTGATCAGGCTCACCGCCTCGGCGGTGCTGGCCTGTACGACCTCCTGCAGCTGGTCGGTGAACACGTCCGTGCTCAAGGTCAGCTTGTCCGAGAGTTCGCGCAGGGACAGGCCCAGGGTGACGCTGCTGCTTTTCAGCGTGCGCGCCACCATGCGCTTTGTCGCCTTCTTGGCGGTGCGACTGAACTCCTTCTCGTACTTGAGCATCAGGTGGTTCAGGTCGATCCGCGCCCGGGGGCCGAGGTTCTTGATGTACTCGCGGATCTCTTCGGGCTTGGGCTGGTCTTCCGGGTCAGGGAAGCCCTCCAGGGCCGGCGGTCGCTCCTTTGCATCCTGCGCGGCGTGGTGTACGCTCTCAGCAAAAGCCGCCTTCATGACCCGCTTGGTCTCATCGCACATGCGCCGCACTAGGGCGAGGATGGCCGACGAATACTCAATCTGGATCGCGGCACTGGGCGTGAGCACACCGCCGCGCATCTGATTGGGTTTATTCAAGGTCGTCATCGTCGTCGTATGGATCAGGTCCGCCCTGGTCGCCCAGCTCGATGCCGGCATAGCCTGATGTCGGGTCGCGGGCGATGCGCTGGCGTTCGTCTTCGTTGCTGATGGCGCCGCTGGCTACCAGGGCTTGGCCGGTCTGAGCCTTCACCAGGTTGGTTTCAGCCTGTTCCTTCGCGGTCGGGCTATCCACCGGGCGCCACTCGACGGTGATGTCGATCTGCTCGGGCATCTGCACCTTCGGGCGCACGAAAGAGCGCATCACCAGCAGGTGGTGACGCTCAATGAGAGGCGTCAGGTCGTGCTCTTGGATGCTCTCCAGCTCTTCGTGGTAGTTCGATTCCTCGTACTCGCCGGTGGAGTTGAAGCCCTTCGGGGTGGTGCCAAGAAGCTTGGTCGCAGGAACATTCGCCGCGGCAGCAACGATCTGGTACTGGGTCATGATGACCGTGTCCAGGTCGGCCAGCGAGGTGTCGAACTGCTGGAAGTCGTCGCCTTCCTTGTCGCCCAGCTTGACCCCGTAGTTGTCTCGGAAGGACACCCAGCGGTTCAAGGCCTCGAAGGCCTCCTCGCCCTTGCCGATGAACGTGTCCATGGCCGTGCGCCACACCGTGGTGCGCTTGGTCTGGGCCAGTTGCGGGGCTTCGTTCGCCACGCGCTCGGCTGCGTAGACCCGCTCCATGATCTGCTGGGGCACCGGGATGCCGCCGTAGAGGTAGGCCGGTTTCAGCAGGTCGGGCGGCTCGGCATTGCGGAAGATCACCAGGTGGGACCGGTGGTACTTCTTTCCGTTGATGATCCACCAGGTGGGCTCGTAAAAATGCAGCGTTTCCGGGTTCGCCACCGCGTGCTGCTCAAGCTGCGGGACAACCCAGTAGGGGTCGACCTGCACGATGCCTTTGTAGGAGCCTGGCGTCACGCCGTCCGGGTTGAACGGCTTTTCGTAATATTCCGGGTCTTGGGACTGCACTCGGAACAGAGCGATACGCACGCCGAAGATGCGACCCATGCGGATGAACTGCTCCAGATTCCAGCGCAGTTTGAAGGCCTTGTCGTACCGGCGCAGGATCGTCATCGCTGCCGGGTCGATCTCTTGACCATCGGCGGCCACGATTTCGAACCCGTTGCGCACGGCATCTCGGCCGGGCATGGTGCAGCACTTGTTGATCAGCCAGTTCTGGGCCAGCATAGCCGCGTACTGGTAGCCGATGAAGCTCTGGCTTGCGTACCAGGCGCCCAGCACCTCGTTCATGCCGCCGAAGTTCAGCTGCTGCTTGAGCGAAAGAGTGTTGCCGTCGGATGAATCCTGGGCCGATGCTGTGACAAGCTTAGGGGCCTGATTAATCAAGCCGTGGATCACATCCCGCGAGTTCACCAGGGACTGGCCGGCCTCCGCAGCGTGGGTGCTGAAGAAGCTCGGCAAACGACGGTTCTCGGGCGTCTGAGCCGGTTGTTTCGTCTCAGATTTGCGGAACCAGTCGAACATAGTCAGCCGAAGAAAGAGCGCGCACGCAGCATCGGGCCCGCGTGGGCCATGATGAAAGCGTCGGCAAGGTTGGGGGACGCAATGTCCCGTTTGGCAAGGTCTTTTTTGCTCTCGACCTTCACACGCCCAGCGCTGTCGAAGTCGCGCTTGGGTATGCACAGCTCCTCGATCATCTCGTCCAGGTAGGGCATGGATGAGTCGAGAAACAGCAGGTCGCTGGGGTCGAATGTCCGACCATCCTTCACCGCGGCAAAGGTGTTGCGCACCCGGTCGGCCGTCATCCACCAGGCCTGGGCCTTGATGTTGGCGAAGTAGTCGCGGTTCTTGACCTTGGTGCCCGGGTAGAGCTGATCAGGCTTGAACACCGCCCCGCCGGCCAGGAACTTGGAATGCGCGATGCGCTTTCCGTGCTCGGCGTTGAGCTCGTTGAACTTCGCGCCCGCCGAGGCCCCGACGCCGATAGCGTCGTAGATGATGTCGTCGTCACGGTCGCGCGCCGTCTTCCACACCAGGGCGCAAGACTTCAGCAGTTCGTCTTCCTTGGCCTTCCAGAGGCGGGCCCAGGAAGTCAGCGGGCCGTGAGATTCGACCATCGCGCAGGAGTCGTCGCCAGCGTCGGCAACGTCAAAACCCAGGCTTCGAGCCCCGGCTATTTCAATGCCAAGCGTCTTGTGGGCATCAATCGCCGTCATCAGGTGACTGCGCTTGAACACAGCCATGTCGTCGTCATCCTTGGGTTCACCCAGGTAGACGTGACGGTATTCCTCTTCATCCTCAGCCTTGGCAGCCTCAATGACCTTGCGCATCGTCTCCGACAAGAACGGGTTCTCGTCGTAGTTGATCTTGCGCACCACGGCATCGGGCGGCGGGTTGCGAACGAAGCGCTTGTAGACGAAGTCGGTCGCCAGCCTGGGGTTGAAGATGATCCAGATCTGGCTGCCTTCCTTGCGGATGGTCGGCTCCAAGATCTTCCACTGCTCTTCGGTGAGGTTGTGGGCTTCCTCAATCCAGAGGATGTCAATGCCCTCCAGCGACTTGACTTCATCGATGGACCGCCACAGGCCGTAAAACAGGAACTCGCTGCCCGTCTCCAGGCAGGTGATCTTGTTGTTCAAGATCTCAAACTTATCCTGAAGGCCCAGTCGCTCGATCTGGATCTTCAGCAGGGTGTAGACCGACTCCTCGATCTTGTTCTGAAACTGACGCGTGCACAGAACGCGAATTCGCGCTTTGCTGGCCATGTAGGTGACCATGCCGGCCGCGTCCCAGCTCTTGGAGCTTGAGCGGCCACCGTACAGCACCCGGATGCGTGCCCGCCGGCGCCAGAAGTCTCGCAGCGCCGGGTTGAGCTTTGCCATGGGGTCAGTCGTCGTAGAGGTCGCTCAGGGTCAGCGGCTTCTTGTCCGCGTCGCCTCGGTTCACGCGGGCGACTTCTTCCTTGTTGGCGGCCAGAAGGTTCAGCGGCGTCTTGGCGGCCTCGTTGGCCAGGCTCTGCAGCATCGCCACGCTCTTCAACTGGGCGGAAGTGCTCAGCGGGTCGGCGTCGTCAACCAGTTCGGTCTGTGAGTTGGCCAGCGCGCTCAGGCGGTGGGCAGTCGCAGCGCCGTAGCGGGCCGCCGATGCCAGGTTCTTGCTGATGGATTTCAGGTCATCAGCCAGGGTCAGAGCATCACGCTGTTCAGAAATCGAAAGTGAACGCAGCGCCTGATCTGCGGTAACTATTTGATTTGCAACGGTTTTTATGGTTTCGATTCGTTTCGAAACTCTCGTACTGATCGCGGCCTTCGAAACGCCGAACTCACGCGCAAGGTCTGCAGCCTTCTCCCCGGCCAAGAGCCGCTTGCGGATCTCTTCCCATTGGGTTTCGGTGAGCTTTGAGGGGCGGGCCATGGCGTCTTTGGAAGATGGTTACGGCGTAGTTCCGCCCTGAAGGGCCAGCTTCGCCTTGGCGATAAAGAATTCAGCGCTGCGGATCTGATCCTCCACCTGGGAGGGGCTCCAAGCAGGACGCTCAAGAGCTGCCTTGGCATTCTGCAGATGCTGCAACGCAGGGAGTACCGATGGCATTGGCGGTGGAGGTGGCGGGTTGCTCATGCCATTTGTCCAGGGAATTGGTGCAGGGCTCTTCCCTGTAGTGCGGGCGGCTCAGTGGCTGCGGCAGATGGGGGTGGAGGGAGGCCCTGCGTAAAAAGGTGCGCCGTCGCTGCGATCGCATCAAGCAGCGTTATTGGATATCTCAGGGAGTTTTCATGGTGGCCCGCCCAGGCGCTAACCCTGGGCCACAGCGGCGGCGCAAACAGAAAAGCCCTCAGGTATTGACTGAAGGCTTTGAATTGATTGCCGGTTACGCGATCCGGCGGTATTTCACCCGCATTTATGCCCGATGTATTCGGCCCGCTGGAAGCCGGTCTTGCCGGCGTCACCTACGCCGAGATGGCTTGATCAAAACCTTGCGACGCAGGAATTCGAATTTTCAGAGTGGGAATAAGGCAGATCTTTCGCCCCCAGAGCTTTGCCGCCGCTTCGGCTACCTGATAGCGCATCGGATCATGCTCACGCCCGAAACCCGGCATCAGCGCGGCCTTGACCTGCTTCTTGAGCTGGATCTTCTGCCGGCGCTTGCTGATACGCCGAAATTTTGCGCCGCCGATCTTCATGAGACGTCCAATTCCTTGATCTGGAAGTGCCAGCCGCCCCAGCCCTTGGTCAGAGGGTAAATCTCCTCCTGATCGGGCAGGCTGAGCTTTTCGGCCAGTGCTGCGCGGTATTCAGCTTCTTGCTTTTTGCAGCGCTCCAGCCAATCGCCTGTGACATGGGGGTTTTGGCCACGGCACGCCTCATACCAGCGGTCGAACATCGCCAACAAGTTGCCTTTGTCGAGGGTGGCCATCAGGTCTTCAGGGCCGCTCTCTTCATGCTGCCACAGCAGGTAGACGAACTTGGGTTGCATTGGGTGCCGCTTGAATTGGTGGATCGCCAGGGACTCGAACCCCGCTGCCCCGGAGGGCTACAGATTTACAGTCTGCTGCGGTCGCCAGCGCCGCCCGCAATCCTTGAATTTGGCTCCGGGGGCCTTTCACCCAGATGGCTTGTGGGACTTGCACCCCATGGAGTGGCAGGTGATGCATTTCCTGCTTGTGAGCCCCTGGTGGCTTGCTCGAACTCACGCACACGCCACATCAACAAGGTCGCGGTCATCATCCGCATTCACTCTCAAGGCTGCTGACTATCGCAGGCTTCACTTCGGCCATCAGGCCCCCGGCTTCCCCGATCCTCAAAATGAGTCAGGGCACAGGTCATTGAAGTCAGCAGGCTTGAAAGCAAAAACCCTCCGAGGCGGGTGTTTCTGGGCGCACGAATCCTGCGAGAGCGATCCCCGGTGCTTACGTGGCGGTCCGGGGCTCAAGTCGGCAGAGATTCGTGGGCATGGAGATAAGCACCTCCGGCGATCAGCGGCGCCGATGATACCTTTTTTGAGGGAGGTATGCAACCCCCCTCCTCTTTCAGCGCTTCCCCCCGCTGCGGCGCTGCCCGATGTTCCCCCGGGCCAGCTCGACACAGCAGTCAATCCAGTTGGCCAGGCGCTTTCCGTCTTCACCGAATGGGGGCTGGGTCTTGCCCGTGCCCTTGCAGGGGCGGCACATGGCCCCCCGGCCGCTGGGGCCCAGCTTCGTGCCGTTGCAGGCCGGGCAGTTCTGGTTCATCCACCACAGGATCACCTTGGATGCCTTGGCGCTGGGGTCGTGCACCTTCCACTTGTCCATCTGGCCGGTCAGGATGGCGGCCACTCCCTTCCAAGACTTGAGCTGCTGGATCACCAGTATCCATTCGTTGGCCTCCCAGCGATCAACCTCAGCCTGGGCTCTGGCCTGCTGCGTTGCTGGGTGTGGGGGGGCCACTTTCACGGTTCTGGGCACCTCTTTGGCGATGCGCTCGACGGCTTCCTTGCTCACCGGTCGGGGCTTGGCCGCACGCTCCCACTCGGTGTGCAGGCGCAGCATGGCCAGGCCAATGCGGCTCTGGCTCCAGCCGGCAGCAATCAGGAAGTCGGCGGCGCCTGGGCGATCGGCCTCGACACGGAGGTGGCTGGAGACGATGGCAGCGGTGTAGGCCTCCTCTATCGTGCGGGGTTCTGGAGCCTCGGGCGCGGGGCCGGCGGCGGGCGGTGTGGGTTTCTTGGGCTTCGGCACCGGTGCTGCGTTGGTCACTGGGAGGCTCCTTTCTTGAGTTGTTCGATGCGGGCGGCTTCAGCCTTGACGGCTTCGTGGCCAGGGGTCCAGTCCTCGCCGAAGATCGTCTGCAGGGCAGCTCGGTACTCGGTGGAGAGGCGGCCATTGCGCTGGGATTGCCAGAAGCCCAGGCACTTGGAAAGCGCTCTGGTCTGGCAGCCTTTGCAGCCATCGTGATAGGCACCCCAGTGCCAAATCAGTCGGGCTTGGGTGCAGTCGGGACAGTCGTTGCTCATGCAGCCACCAATCTGCCGAGGCGTTCCTTGAAGTCGGATGCCATGGCGTGGCCGTTCTTCAGCTTCAGGTGCAGGTCGCACGCGGATCGGACGATCACCGGGTGGGGGATCTCGGGCAGCAGTCGGACGCAGGCCTCCAGGCCCGACGAGATGGCGGCGCGGTGCACCGGGTTCACCTCATCGTTCTCTGCCTGGGTTTCCAGGGCGTTGACCGAGGCGCGGATGATGCGCAGCTCGGGCCTGTCCGGGTCCATCTGCATTTCCAGCGCGGCACCCAGAACCACAAACAGCACCTTGCCGGCCTGGTTGACCATGTGCACACCACCATCGCCGATGAGGATGTGGATGCGGGCGGCCGGGACTGTGCCGCGCCATTCCTGAGCGATCACGGCGCGCTCGACCATGTTGAGGGTCTTGGGACGGGGCTTCATGCTGCGGCTCCAATCGGGGTTGCATTGAGGTGATCCAGCGCCCATTGGGCGGCGCGGCGGTCGCGCTCGGGCTGGGTGGTGTCGAAAGCGATGGCGCGCCATTCCAGGACCTGGGCCAGGTGGGCGCGCATGAAGGTCATTTCCTTGAGAACGGCGTCGGCCGGGCCTTTGTCGAGCCAGTCATGGCAGCAACTGCAAGACCACACGGTGAATTCATCATTTGCCTTTCGGGCGCCACCCTTCCCACCGTGGCGGCTCCAATTGGAATGAGCGGCCACAGTTGTCGTGCTGTCGTAGTTGCAAACTCCCTGTACGCGCATCAGGCAGCCGCGGCCCCGTGCCATTTCAAGCAGATGGGCGTTCTTGTGACGGGGCGTCTTGGGGATGGCTGCCGTAAACCCGTTCACCGGCGCGATCACACCGCGGCGGATGGGCTTCACCGTGGCCACGGCCTGGGCCGGCACGCGCTCGGCGCGTTCGATGGGCTCTCGGCGCGGTGCGCGCTTGAAGCCGCTGCGCTTCATGGGGGTGCGCTTCATACGCCGCCCCAGTCAAGGCCCTTTGTCACTACTGGCAGGCGCTGGCCAGGATGGTTCACATCAAAGATGTTGACCCCCATCAGATCGGCCAGCCGCAAGGCGTTTGCCCAGGTAAAGCCATCGAACCCAGATGTGTGGACAAAGTAGGGGAGCTGCTCTGGCAGCATGTCCCGGTCATCATCGATGATGGCGAAGCGCTCAATTCCAGGGTGGCGATCAAGCCAGTCTTGAATTTCGGCCCCACGGATGCCGGGAAGTGACGGGGTCCGGTCGACGATTGGCAGGCCAAGGTCTTTGCCATATTGCGTCCAGTCCGCGTGTTTTCTCCAAGTCGATGAGAGAACGACAACAGCCCCCGCTAGCCGAACAATCCCACCAATCAACCCGATGGCGACGGCGTCCAGCAACTGGATGCCACCGTCTGCCGTTGAATGAGGAATGCCGCCAAAGGCTATGCATGTGCGATGGCAGTTCAAGACACCATCAATATCAAGGAAGACGGCTTTCATTCCCGAAACTCCCCAAGGATCGACTCGATCATTTCGATGCGTTGCACCGGCTTCAGGTGCTTCCAGAGCGTGCGCCCGGCACATTCATGGCGCAGAAACTGGACGGCGGCCAAGTGGAACTCTTCCATCTCGCCCTGCTCCAGATTTGAGTAGCTGATGGACTTCGGGACGGGGATCACTCCGCCTTTCGGGCCTGGGTGCCAGTCAACAAAGCCGCTGCCGACCTTCAACCAGGTGCGGAAGGCTTCGAAGTCCTCGAACTTCTCCTGGGCTTCGAATACGGCCTGCTCCAGCGCCATGTGCTTGCGGTGATACCAGCCCAGGCGAGACTGATGGGTCTTGACCTCGACCATCTCACCGGGCTCCAGGCGCAGCAGGCGGGACCAGAATCCGCGCCACTGGCGGCGGCCCTTCTCGCCGAGGCCATCCACGAAGCCGAACATGACGCGACGGGCGGCTTCCTTGTCGGCCTCGGTGAGTTCAACGCCGTGCTGACGAACCAAAGTGATGTCAGCCATTGCGGGCACTCCTGTCGCAGCGGCTCCACTCGCGATTCAAGACGCGATCAAAGATCACAACCGCACGCGCCCGATATGCCAATTCAAAGCGCCTGCAGGTCTTCTCACTGAGGTTTGGGGTCGGCGGGAATGCCCAGGGACTTGAGGCCAAAAGAGCCCCAATGACCATGTTCAAGTCTTGCTTATCCATGGGCCACCTCCGCCCCAGCTGTCAGGTGCACCTTGACCATTCCGCCGACCTCATCGCGCACAAAGGGGTGGCAGACGAAGCGCTTGTCATCAATCCCCAAGGCATCAGCCAGGCCATCCCGGCCAGCCTTGAACGCAGCAATCATGTTGTCGTCATCCCGGTGGCGGCGGTCAGGTGGGTAGAAGTCGATCCACAGATGGACGCGGCCTTCCGTCTCAGGCTTCACCAGCTTTGCCTGATGGGCAAGTGCAAAGCAGGTCATGCGGTAGGCCTTCGCGTGCTTGGACTTCTGAGCCCAATGCAACCGGGCATTGGGGCTCAGCTCTTTGGGGGGGAACGGGAGAGTTACGGAAAATGACATCTCAGCAGTCCTCTGGATGACGAAAAAGGACCATGGGCTGATCGCCGGGGTTGGCGACAAACTGCTGACTCTCAGGGTCAAACCACAGGCCGATGTTTCCCTCCCACTCGCCGTTGCGCTGCTTATCGCAGATCAGCAAGCAGTCTGGCTCTTTGGTCTCGTCGCCCATCTTTCCCTCGTGGCGCTTCTTTTCCTTTGGCTTGTTGCGCCAAACGCTGATCACGTTGTCCACCTGGTCGGTGATGGCTCCCGACCCTTTGTAGTCGTACTTGTTGGGCTTGTGGCTCTCGTCAGCAGGCTTGCGGATGTGGTGCACGAGGTGGATATGCATCTGGTAATCGCGGGCGATGGCTGTGAGCTCATCCACAAACGATTTCTGTCCGTTGTAGTCATCCTCCCCGCTCACGCACTTCATGAGGGAGTCGATGAAAAAATGAGTGATACCCTTTTCCTTGGCGCAGTAGCGAGCCACGGCCCCCACTTGTTCAGCCCTTACGGTGCCCTGCTGGTCGTACAGCCAGAGGCGCCCATTTGTCCATGCCTTGAAATCTTCGTAGACCTTGAGAAGGCTTTTTTCCCCCTCATCACTCCCAGCGTAAGCCGGGTGGTCGGGGTTAAAACCGGTCCACTGCCGGCCCATGCGTTCAAGCGTGCGAATCGGCTTCATTTCAAAGCTGGCGATGCAAACGCGCTGATCCTGGGCGCAAAGATGCATGCCCACTTGCCCCGTGACGAGACTCTTACCGCCGCCGTTTGCGCCGCCCCAAAGCGTGACCTCGCCGGGGCGAAATTGAATCAGCCCATGTGTCTTGTGCCAAGGCATCACGGGGAATCGGCGCTTGACCGGGTTGTTGATCCGATCGATCAACTCCTGCACGTACTCGGAAGCCGATCGCACCTTCTGATGGGCATCGGTTTCGTGCATGTACTCATCGAAATCGATCTCGTCGGGAAAAATCATGCTTGCCATGTCAAAAGGCCCTCCGTGTCTGTGATTTGAAGAAGCTGAACGCTCGGATGGCCGCGGGAGTCGCGCACCGGCCATCGATAAAGATTGGTGATGACGCGTTTTGCAATCGGCTTTAACGCGTGAGCCACGCGTGCAATACGCGTCGCATCCATCCCGGACACCATGGCTGTCAGGCCGTAGGCAAAACGCCAGTCCTGGAGCTCAGGGGTGTCCGCCTCACTGACGGCGACGGAGCCCAGCGCGGGGCGAATGTCCGCCAGTTCAATGCGAACGATGTCCACGGCAAAGCCGCGGCGGCGCAGTTCGATGATCTTGTCCTGGCCGGTCATACGTAGCTCCCGGCGCCATCGGAAGACCCGCCGCCAGAGGCGCCGCTGCGGGGCGCTTGGTTCTGGGCTTTCGCAAGCCAACGGACGATGAATCGCTCAATGCCGGCCCGGGTCTTTCGGTTGGTCGGGTTGGCGTGGCACCAAGCCCGCATGGCCTTGACCTGCTGCAGCACATCGACGGCGGGGAATGATTCCTGCCACTCGTCCACGGCGGATTGCGTTACCTCGTAATCGGTCTTGTCGACCAAAGGGATGTCGACCAGTGAGGCCAAAGGCTCATCCGGATCTTGCGTTGTGTCGCTCAGCGACGCGACGCGTGCATCCTTTCCTTTCCCTTCCTTCCTTCCTTCCGCTTTCACGCGTGCTTGACGCGTGGTTGACGCGTTGGCCACGCGTGAAGGAAATTGGCTTTCGGACTCCCTGTTGTTGATAACTTGGTGCTTGTCGAACGTCGGAATTTCCGCCAGGTTCTTGCCGTCAGCTTCATACAAGATGACCAGACCGGCATTGACCAGCTCGGAAGCGAGCGTTTCGACATCGCAGTTATCCCCAGGGAGATAGCGCAGCTTGAATGTGCGAGGCTTCCACTCAAAGCGACCTGCCCGATCGGCTTCACACCAGAGTGCTACGTATAGGAGACGTGCCAAAGGTGTGAGCGAGCAGATGTCTTCGCTTGTGAAGAACTCAGGCTTGATCGTGCGGATTCGAGCCATCAGGCCAACCCTCCGGCCAGTTCCATCCGCTGCACCTGGGCAGGGCTACGCTGGCCAATCAGGTGGTTCTGGTCGGCCAAATAGTGGTCGGCCAAAGTCCGGTAGTAAGGGGCGCCCGTGAGCTCGAAATAGATCATGGCGACCTGCATCAGGTGACCCTGGGCCTGAATGCGCAGTTCAAGCGCCTTGTCGGCGAGTTGCTGCTTTTCTTCTGAGGTCATGCGGCCTCCAAAACCAGATCGGCATGAAAGAGGCGCAGGGCCTCGCTGTTGTAGGCGGTCTGCCAGGCGCTGTGATCAGGATGGCAAGGCGGGAAGGGGTTGCTGACGGCGCAGCCGTGGTGGGCCTGCTGGGCGTCACGGCGGCCCAGTTCTTCGGCCGTCAAGTTGTGGGGGGTGAGATGCTGGGTCATGCTGCAGCCCTCAGGTCACGGAACAGGCGGCGCTCGACTTCGCGCTCCTGCTTCAGGCGCTCAATCTCCTCGCGGGCCTCGCGCAGTTCGCGCTGGGTCTCGGTCTCACGCTTGCGCAGGCTGGTCAGGTCGTAGCCGCGGGCGTTCAGCATCCAAAGCAGGGGCGCATCGTTGCCACACACGTCCATCAGAGCGGAAAGCTTTGACCAAGTGATCCCCTCTTTGTCGTCAGTCCAGCGAGAGAACTGCGAGCGGTCGGCCTTCAGGGCGTCTTGAACTTCTTTTGGCATCAGGCCTGCGGCCTTGGCGCAGAGGGAGATCGAACCACCAAGGGTGGACTCACGAGCCACCTCTTGCGGGGTGACTTCAACGGGTATTCCGAGTTGCGACACAGCGCTGCTCCAATCTGTTGAGTGGTGTGGAGTGGCTCGAAAGTCCAAAATTTTTGGCATGGACTTCACGAAAAAACTTCAAAACAAAAGCGCCCGGGGCCAAAAGGCCCAGGGCAAAAGCCGCACCCGCGTCCAGGGAGGAGAAGACGCTTGCACTGGGTGTGACGGCATGGAGTGCGATCTCACCCGCGCCGACTTGGACGCTTGGGCAGATCGAGGTGTTGGTGGCCCGGTGCACCTTCAGCAAAATGGAGTTCTCACACAACCATTTGCAAAGGGACCGGACCATGGAAAACTCAGAAGAGACCATCAACTTCTCCTGCCCGAATTGCGGCAGCAGCACGTTCAAAACGACCACCAAGCCTCAGTCGATAGAGGACTTGAACGGGCTGGTCTGCAACGACTGCGGGCACGCCATCAATGGGGAGGACATCAAGCAGATGGCCGTCCAGATCGCCAAGGACGAAATCAAGAAGTCGCTTCGCGGTCTCTTGCGGTAAAGACGCCACAAGTTCGCCCAGCTCGTGGAGTTGGGTTTGAAGCGATGTCGTGTCGAACGACAAACGCATGGTCACCATGGACATCACGCCACCTGCCCTGCTTGAGTGGGCTGGGCCTTGGCGCGCAATACCTCCCAGCGCACATCGGGACGGAGCTCTTCGCAAGGGACGCCGGTCAAGCCTTCAATGCTTGGGCAGTGGTCCGATGGGACGCGAGTCTTACGCCAGCCGTTGATCACGGCGTGGCTGTTCAACCCAAGGTCGCGAGCAAGCTTGGTGATCCCGCCGTGAAGCCGGATCGCGCGGTCAAGTGGGGATTCGGTCGTTTGTTCCATGGTTGCATTGTAGATAGTTTTTCTATCAATGCAACATTTTCTATCTTGGCCGAAAATCCGTCTGCTCGGTAGGCTCCTCCAATGAGCATTCACAAGCTAATCAGAGAGGGGCGCGCACGCCTCGCACTTACCGAAGAAGCATTCGCGAAGCTCTGCGGTGTCACCCGCGCAACGGTTCAGCAATGGGAGCGAGAGGGCGGAACAGCCCCCGCACGAAAGCGTCAGCAGGCAGTTGCTGACGTGCTTGGTATCTCGGTAGCTCAACTGATGACGGGAGACGGCAGCGCGAATACTGCGCCAGGCCCAAACATCAGGGGAGAGGTTCCATTGATTTCAAGCGTCCAAGCTGGATCGTTCACAGAGCACGTAGATAACTTCCACCCCGGCGATGGCGGCATGGAGATGATCTCCACGTCGGTACCCGTCAACCGCTACACCTTCGCCCTGCGCGTCACAGGTGACAGCATGGAGCCTGAGTTCACTGAGGGCATGGTGCTGATCATTGAGCCCGAACTCGATCCGCTTCCTGGTGATTTCGTTATCGCAAAAAATGGCGGTGACGAAACCACATTCAAGCAACTCGTAAAAGATGGTACGGAGTGGTATTTGAAGCCGCTCAATCCTCGCTACCCAATAAAGCTTCTGGGCGATAGTCGAATAATTGGCGTTCTTCGATCAGTGGAGAAGCGTTACCGATAGAGATCAATTTAGAAAACCCGAACAAGGATCGCAGGGGGTGAAATGAAATCAGGGATAAAAGCCGCCATGCTTTGCGCGGCGTTGTTTGCGGCTGCCATCGCGCGCGGCCGGGCGGCTGACGGCGAGCTCTTCGCTCTTGTCTCTTCCGATCAGTGCAAAGAAAATTGCGACAACGACATGTTTAAACAGGTGTGGCGTCGCTACGAAGATGCAACAGGCATACGCACCGCACTTGATACAGCCTCGGTATCTTTGCAACCGCAGGGTGGATTCTTTGTAATTCTCTACACGGGGCAAGCCGGCCACCTTTTTGATGGCTCAAAAGTCCTTCGCCCATACTTCAATTGCCAAGGCCAATATCAAGATTTCACAAGCTTCCCATCCTCACTTCATGACTTTGGCCCGAATTCCGTTGCGGGTCGAATAGAAAGTGACTACTGCCCCAAGTCTCAGGCACGTTTGCCGAAAAAGCAAAAGGATGGGGCTACTGCTCTGGAACTCGCGCCGACCATCAAGCCAGCTCATCCCAAGCCGGCGCGCACATCTGACGAAGAATTTTCGAAGCAGGTGCAGGCCAAAGTTCAGGCCATTAAGACCAGGAAAGCTCAAGAGCCAGCCACCAACAGCGAGCAGTGCATTTCACTGGTTCGAGTAGCTGCCCTGGCAGATGCTTACGTTCGCCAGTGTGGCCAGCGGCCCGGGGTCAGCCAAGCCGCAATGGACCACTACTCGCGCAGCAACTGCGCCAGGATCTCAGCGGCCGATGAGATCAACGTCACGCGCAAGCAGGTTGAGTTCGATTCGGTCTCGGACTTCAACCGCGATGGCGCCCAGGCATATTGCCGCGAGGCGGGGGAGTTCTATGCCGACAAGACTGATCTGTTCGGCATCAAATAAAGGGAGCGGGAAATGAGCGATGGCAATGACGTCAAGTGGATGCAGGCGAATTGCCCTGTTGAGTTTGGCATATCAACAGAAGGAGAACTTTTGATTTCCTGGCCTCATCCTTTTGCGGTGCCAGGACCTGGAGGCCAGACTCTTGAAAACGAATTGTGGCTGGGGGTCCGAATTCCAGCGTCGGAACTACCGAAATTGAAGCTTGGCCTGGAGCTAAGCCGTGAAATTCAGGAAGTGCTTGCCGCAACGCCACCAACGCAATCCAAGCACTGAATCGTTGCAGCAGAGTTTTTTTGATTGGCGCGCCGATCATTGAATTTCCTTCAATCTTCTGGCAATGATAGTTCAATCAATCTGAACATAGAAGAGTGCAGGGAGATAGCATGTTTGAGAACGTCGCCCACCTCACAGATGAGCAGAAGGAAGAGTACGCCAAGCGGATCGCCTCCGAGCGCGTGCCGATCACCTGCGACGACTGCGAGACCAGGTTCTTGATCCGGGTTGGTGAGCTGGAGACGCGCGACGAGTTCCGATGCCCAGGCTGCGGCGAGCTGGTGAAGGTGGATGAAGAGACCGCCGAAATCATCATCGGTATGACCTCGTTCGGGGTGCTGATGACGATCAGCAACATGATGGATGACCAGGACGAGGATGAAGAATAACCCTCTCGTGCGCTTTGGATTTGAAGTTCAGCCAGGTCAACCCAATGCCGAAAAACCAATGGTGAAAGGATCGATATGAGCGATCAAATGGCCGTGCCACCTGAAAAAAAGATTCTTTTTGAAGACGTGGTAAAAATGCTGGAGGACGTCAAAGCAGACATGACTTGCCCGGTTTGTCGTCAAGAAGAAGGTTGGTCTGTAATTGGGGGTAATGTGGATGGCGACGTTGTTCGATACGCGGCAATGCCTGAGTTGCCAAACAATTTCATCGCAACCCCGTTCAAATACTATCGGTTCGCAATGCTGATATGCGCCAATTGTGGCTATACAAGATTGCATGACGTGTCCGTGCTTATGCGAAGAAATACTCGGGAGACAGGTGGCGAGAAATGAGTTCGGAACCCAAGCTGCGACTTCTTCGTCCTGAGAGCTTCCACACAGCAGAAGCACCCCCACAGCCCGAGGCCTTTCGGCGCCATGGTGACGGCGATGGCCATGGGCCCTATGATGACGGCATGCAACAACGTGTAGCCGCCCTTGAAGGATTCGCATCTGATGCGAAGGAGAAGCTCACGCGCATCGAAACGAAGCTTGAGCACCTGGAGAAGGAAGTGAGCACCACAAAGTGGTGGGTCGCTGGGTCGACCGTCACCATCGTGCTCACCATGATTGCAGCCGTCCTAGGGACAGGCGTAGCCATCCAGCAGATGACGGTGGCGACATTCCAGGCTGCCGGCGCGCAGGCTTCCCCGCCCCAACCGGCCCAGCCCCCCATCATCATCAACGTGCCAGGCGCGCCCGCCGCGGCCCCAGTCGCCCCCAGCGCAACGACCGCCCCGGCCGCAAAGACTCCCTGACGCCTCGACCACCGAGGAACTGCCCGCCACGAGCGGGCTTTTTTTCGTCTGCCATCAACTACGTATGCCTCTAAGTAGATTCTTTTTCTTTCATCGAGATAGTTTTTCTTGCATTGATAGTTTTTCTATCGCAGAATGCACTCATGCCGCAGCGAAAGCTGCACCGCCTGATCCACACGGCGGGTTGACCAGGGACATTCGGTGGTCCGGGGATGCGAAAGCAGGCATGAGGGATGGAGGCAAGCACGCCGGAAGTTGCGAGGCAATGCTGGGGCGATCCATGGACCGATGGTCAATGGAGAGAGAGATCAGCAGCAAACACTGTCGAGGGGGTCCTTGATACGACGTTTGCAGTCGGGTTTCAGCAGAAGCCCGAAGACCAATGCGGCCAGGCGCTGCGAAGGAGAACACATGCGAGAGACCTAGCCGGATGACCCGGCCAAAACCCAATCGTGAGAGCCGCACGAAAGACGGCACGGGTTCCCAGTTGGCTGATGGTTGCAGGAGTGCCCGCCCTGCGTACACCAGAGGACGCCGCCAAAGATTTCACGTCGCCTCAGAGCGTCATAGCTTGGGCCTGAACACGGGTGCAATACCGCCGGATCGACGTAACCGGTAGCCCTTCGCAAGAGGGGCAAAACCTGAGCGCCTTCACTGAGGGGGTTCAGGTTTTCAAAGGAGTCCGTAATGCTTGATCACGGCACGCTCAACATTCCTGGCCGTACCAGCACCATCAATTCCGAGCTGGACAAGTACAAGGTCCGGCAAGCCGCTGCAGATAGGGCCAAGGCCAAAGAACTCGGCGCCAAGCTCAAGGCCAACAAGGCCGAGGCGCGCGAACTTTGGGACCGGTACGGTGAGGCCATGTTGCAGGAGCTGGGTCCGCGCATCGTCCTCAAGGATGGCGACACCCGCGACAAGGCCATGCGCGACATGAAAGCAACGCTGCTTGACTGGGTCAAGTGGCAGCCGGCCCGCTTCATCAGGCTGGTCAACGAATACCGGGATGGTCAGCTTTGATCTACCCGCTCCACCCTTTCCTCCCATCCCGGCAAGCCCGGGATTTTTTTCGTCCATCAACAGGAGAACCCATGGACAACCAACTCCAAGCACCATGCATCGGAGCCAAGTGGCCCGGCGCAATTGACGGCATCTATGCCGGCGTTTCTCGCGGCGAGAACGGTGAGCCTGATGGCCACCTGGTGCTGCTTTCTGCCAAGCCAGAAGAAGACCTGACCTGGAAGGACGCCAAGGCCTGGGCCGAAAGCCTGGGCAACGGCGCCCGCCTGCCGACGCGCTTTGAAAGCGCCCTGCTCTACGCCAATCTGCGCGACCAGTTCGACCTGGACGAGTGGTATTGGACGGGCACGGTCTACCAGTCCTCGCCTTCCTATGCATGGGGTCAGGACTTCGGCGGCGGCGGCCAGGACGGCAACCGTCAGGACGACGAGTTCAGGGCCCGGGCTGTCAGCAGATTTCCGATCAATTCTTGAATCCTTTAACTCCGGAGTACCCAATGTCCCTGACCATTGAACAACTCGAAGCCGAGCAGGTGAAGCTAGCTCGCATGATTGCCGAACTCAAACAATCGGCACCAACCTTCTTTCACATTCCCGAATCCCATATCGAACTCAAGCCAGGCCAGCAGTATGCGGGTTTGGTCCTGAAGGATGACGGCTCTCCCAGCCATCACCTGATCCTTTTGCCCGGCGAGGCTGAAGAGGTCAACTGGGCCGATGCCAAGGCCTGGGCGGCCAAGGCTGGTGGCGAGCTTCCCACCCGCCAAGAGCAATCCCTACTGTTCGCCAACTTGAAGGGCGAATTCAAGGAAGCTTGGTACTGGTCTGGCGAGCAGCACGAGTCCTCGCCTTCCTGTGCATGGGGTCAGGGCTTCGGCTCCGGCAGCCAGGGCCACGGCCATCAGGGCAGCGAGTTCAGGGCCCGGGCTGTCAGCAGATTGTTCATTTGATCCTTCAGTCCTTTGAGTCATGAGTCTCCACACGGACCTCCCCATCTACCGGACCGGCGTGCAACTTCTATCCTTGGCCTTCAAGGCTCAGGAGCAGATGCCCCGAGGGATCAAGCGGTCTCTCGGCGAGAAGGTCAGCCAGCACTGCGTCGAGATGTTGGATCTGATGGCGCTGGCGAATGCCACCAAGCACGGAGAACGGGCGGCGCACATCCGGGCCTTGATGACGCACCTCCGCGCCATCACGGTGCTCTTGCGCGTCAGCCATGACAGCCGATACATCTCACACAAGCTGTGGGCCGAATCGGTTTCTCTGCTTGGCAGCATCGGCAAGCAGGGCGGTGGATGGCTCAAGTCAGCATCGAATAGGTCGCCCGCCGCATGAGTGTCAAGGCCTCATGCCTGTGCGAATTTTGAATCTGGTTGCACCGCTGCCCCACAAGGGCACCGCCAAGCGCACCACAGATACCACCGCCCCAGGCGCGCAGGTCTGGCGCAGTTTCTCCAGTGATCGGCAGCAGCCTTCGCCGGGGCGACGTAGATAGTGCAATCCTCAGTCCTCGCCTTCCTATGCATGGAATCAGAACTTCAACAACGGCAACCAGAACAACAACCATCAGAACAACGAGTTCAGGGCCCGGGCTGTCAGCAGTATCAAACCTTTTCGAACCGCTGGTGCGTGCGTACCTCGACTGCCGTCGAAGCAAACGCAACACCGCAAGTGCACTCGAATTCGAGGCCCACCTGGAGAGCAACCTGTTTGATCTCCACGAGGACCTCATCAGCGGCGCCTATCAGCCGGGCCGCTCCATTTGTTTTGTGATCACCAGGCCGAAGACCAGGGAAGTTTGGGCGGCCAAGTTCCGTGATCGGGTCGTGCACCACCTGCTCTACAACCACATCAGCTCACGCTTCTATGCGCGGTTTGATGCCGGGAGCAGCGCTTGCATACCCGGTCGCGGAACGCTGTATGCGGCGCAGCGCCTGGAGCACGCCGTGAGGTCCATCACCCAGAACTGGAGCCGACAGGCCTTCTATCTGAAGATGGACCTTGCAAACTTCTTCGTGGCCATCGACAAGCATGTTTTGTTCGATCAGCTGGCCCGACATGTCCATGAGCCATTCTGGCTGTCGCTGGCACGCAAGATTCTGTTTCATGACCCGCGCATGGACGTTGAGGTCCGGGGGCGCCCTGACTTGCTGGCAAAGGTGCCACCGCACAAGAGCCTGTTCAATGCGCCGTCAGACACCGGTTTGCCCATCGGAAACCTGAGCAGCCAGTTCTTCGCCAACGTGCACCTGGATGCCTTGGATCAGTTCTGCAAACACCAGCTCAAGGCCAGGCACTACGTGCGGTATGTCGATGACTTCGTGATCTTGCACGAGTCGCCACAGCACCTGAATGCCGCGCTGAAGCGGATCGACGCGTTTCTGCCTGCACGCCTGGGCGCCAGGCTCAACCCGACGAAGACGATCCTTCAGCCAATTGATCGCGGGATCGACTTTGTAGGCCATCTGATCAAGCCATGGCGCCGCACCACCAGGCCGCGAACGATGCGAACTGCCCTGGAGCGGATCCGAACCGTGCCGGATGCCGACACATTCGCCACGGGCAACAGCTACCTGGGCCTTGCCCGGCAGGCAAGTCACAGCCACCACGATCAAGCCCTGATCACCAACGCCCTGCGAAAGCGGGGCCACACGGTCGAGGGAAAGAACCTCACCAAGGTGTTTCGAAAACACCCATAAATCGTCAAACAGGCCACCCACGCGTGGCTTTTTTCATGGGAGCAAGACAGATGAGCATCGAACAAAAGATCGCGACTGCACTCAGCCAGATCAATGAATGCCTGTATGACCACGGCGCTGGGAAGTACGCGGGCGCTGTTTCTGCAGAACAGCGCAACCGTGCATTCGACAACGCCAGATTTTTGGCTGTCGAACTCCGCCGTCTCGCTGCTGTTGATGCCGAGCTGGCCGCAGCAAAGGCACAGGTGGAGGCGCTGAGCAAACCTGATGCCGCACTGATGCAAGCGTGCGATCTGCTGAGTGCCACCGTAGGTCTTGTCATCGCTCATCAAAGAAGGATGGGCTACGAGGATGGCAGCGCAATTGACAACCACGTCAGCGACGTTGTCCGGTTTCTCCGGCCTTGGCCTGGTCGATCCCCGCAGCCGCCGACACGGCAAGCCGTGCCGGAGGGCGTGACGCGGACAGATGCAGGATTCGACTGGGACGATACAGCGCAGCACCACATCCCAAAACTCACCGTCTGGTTCACCCCTGTTCCAGCCAATGCGCCTTGTGATGCAAAGGGTTGGAAAGACCGCGATGCGCTGGCTTCCCTGCTTTCCACCCCGCAGCCCGACGAACCAGATCCCACCCCCTGCATCCACTGCGACGGCACAGGTCTGACAGAGTACCGCCCCAGCATGGATCCGGCTTGCAAACCTAAGCAGGAATGCTGCAAGGCTTGTGAGGGTCGCGGGTATCTACCCGACTAATTCCACCCCACCCACAACACAGCCCTCTCATAAGGGCGTTTTCTTTTGGAGGCCGCGCATGCTGACCACAATTAAGGCGTTCCGTCACGGAGAACATCGGTACCGCCACGTCATCAATACCAAAACCGATGATGTATTCCTGCAGCTCGAGCGCCACGACGAGCCATGCGAAACCTTGCTGCGCTACGACCTTGACGGCAATGCCTGGGACATGGCTGGCGAGTACATCGGAAAATTCCGCATGCGCGGCGGGTTCTGGGTGTTTGAGCCGCCGCTGCCAACCTTGCTGACCAACGAGCCGATACCGCAAGACACGGCGTTCATCCTCTGCGAGCGCACCAGCGCCGCCGAATCCCTCCTTGACTCCGAAGTCACCATCAGCAAGAGATGGCTTGACTCTCAGTAGTAACCCACCCAGCCCGCACCAGCGGGCTTTCTCTTTTCTGGAGCCCACATGAGCGCAGTCCTTCAGCCGCGCATACCGGCAATCCCCCCAGGTTTTCAGGCCCCTCCGGTGCTGGAGGTTGAGCGGGCACTGCGCCTGCGTATTGCTGAGTTGCTGGCCGAGTTGGGCGAATGGAAGCCACCGCCCATCGAACCCGGCCACACGCGATTCAGCACGACGCTGGACCACATCCCCTGCATCGCCGATTTCGAGTGGTTCCCTCCCGATGGCGACCGGCCTGCCTTCATCGAAATCAGCCGGGTCTGGGTCAACGGCCAGGACATCGGATCGGACCTGAGCCGGGACCAGATAGACAGGCTGACACAGCACGTCAACACGTATTACCTGGACGAAATCAACGAACAACGTGTATTGGAGAAGACGACATGAGCACGATTGATGATGGCGGCCCGGCGTATCCGGTGCGCAATGCCCATGAATATCAAGCCCACGGCATGAGTCTGCGGGACCATTTCGCGGGTATCGCGTTGCTGGACACACTAGCTCAATGCCGCTCGTTCCCCGATGAGACTTGGCGTGATGGCGTTGCCCGCGATGCCTACAAGATGGCCGACGCCATGATCCGCGCCCGCGCTACCGGGAAGGCAGGTGCGGAATGAGCACCGAGTTCAACCCGGCCACCCTAAAGCTCAAGGGTATTACATACCCGGCGCAACCGATGGACCCACGGCCAGGGCATGGGTGTCATGGGTGCGCTTTTGAACCCGAAGCTGGCTCTCTTTGTTGCAGACGCGCAAATCAAGAGCCGTCCTGCATTGACGTCTTTCGCCCTGATCGAAAAAACATCATTTGGGGGAAGCCCCAGGGAGACCAACCATGACCCCCACCACCAAAACCCGCCTTGGCATCGCGGCCGTCATCGCCCTATTCCTGGCTCTCTCTGCCCAGGCAGCCCGAGAGTCAGGCGGCAGCGACATTGAGACCATGGAGCGCACCGCCCAATCGGTCGAGGACACCGATGCGGCCGGCCGCCAGGTCGAGGCAGAGCACATGTTCAACCAGCGCGTGCAGTTGGCCGGCGACACGATCTGCATCCGAACCCATGGGCCCAGCTACCGGGCATCTTGGGAGGGCAAAGACGAATCGCTGCACTGCGTTCAGCGCGGAGAGCCCGCCAAGCAGGACCGGCTGATGCTGGCGGATGGGGGTGTGCGATGAAATCCCGGCCAACCTACACCACAGTTGCTGACGCCAGCCGCGCGCCCTGCACTGCAGGACCAGCCCCAGAAGGCTGGGTTGTCGAAACCATCATTGAGGGCCGCGCAGCCTGGATGATCAAGCCCGAGCCACTGACAAACTACACGTTCACGCATGAGCTTGAAAAGGCGCACGTCTTTGAGCGCGAAGGCGAGGCCCGCGATAGCCGCGCCGCAGTCTGGTGCTGGCATGACCGTCACGGCCAACATCCATCGATCGAGGTGATCTACCTCACAGATGGGTACAGGGCCCAAATTGCTGCAGACCGACCACAGCAAGAAATATGTGATCTACCGTCGCCTCGTATTCGGCTGATGCTGGCTCACAGGGGGAGCGATGAATAGAAGCAACCCGGCTAAAAAACTCAAGCCCTGCCCGATTTGTGGTCAGCAGCCTGAACGGTTCACAGTCGGAAAAGACAGCATCGAGGTAATTGCCTGCCACAAAGGATGCAAGCCGAACTGGAACAGTATTGTCATCGGCATCAGATCTGTCGATGTCGCTGGCCACGGATGGAGCGATCTGGCCGATTGCTGGAACACCATCGAGCTGTATCAAGACGAAGCAGGCATACGACGCGTGCGATTTGATTCGTACGCACCTGGACATGGACCTCAAAAAATAGCCGGTCCTTTTTCGCCCTGGGATCGTGACATTTCTGAAGCGATGAGGCTCAGGCGAGTGAGGGATGCAGTCCTAGGCTTTTCGCTTGAAGGGTGCGACCAATGACCCGCCACTACTCCACCGCCCAACGCCTGCAGAACCTTGCCGTCACCGCCCTGGTGGCGTTCGCTGCACTCCTGGCCATCGCCGGACTGATCGTTCTTTCTATTGCCCCGGAGCACATCCCATGATCACCACCGAAACCGCGACAGTCTACCGAGGCGGTGGCCGCAGATGGTTCACCAAGAAGGCCGCGATCTGGGCCGAGGCAAAGAAGTCGTATCAGGCCTGCGTTCACAACAAAGGTCGATGCGAATGCGGAAGCCAGTTCATTGATGGCTTCGGCCAAATGGATGACTACTGCCACTACCACGACAGAAGCCAGCCAGTGTTCTCCCGGTACACGCGCTTCGTGTCGTATCTGATCGCCAAGGAATCCCCATGACCTCTCAGACAACCATGATCCAAGGAACTCCGATCGAAATCGGAGAGCAGGTCTTTCACAAGTTCTGCTTGCCCACGCTGAAAGCGGCGGCGCCTGCGAACCCCACCCATCAGCAGTGGGCGCAGCTTTACGGCGGCTTCCTGATGGCGTGCATGGGCGCGATGGCCGCCGATTTCGGCCAGCAAGGGGCCGTGGACATCATTCAGGTGTTTACCAAGGTGTTCGCCGAAGTCGAATGGCCGGAAGCGAGGACTCAATGACCTGCTGCAACAAGAACTGCAACCAGGGCCGCGACTGCCCGGCCCGGCAGGCCTGCGAGCTGCCCATCGACGTCGCCGAGCCCGACAACTGGCTTGACGACCTTATGCGAACCAGTGGATGGGCCCTTCTCTGGCTCATTCTCCTTTTCATCTTTTCACTTGCAGCCGGCTACTTCGCCGGCTGATTTGTTTTTGGAGACCCAAATGTCAAACGCCCTTCAGGCTGGTCACAAGCAGCCCAACCCCGTCGCCGTGCTGTCCAAGTTCATGGACAGCCTCAAGCCCCAGTTGGCCCTGGCGCTGCCCAAGCACCTGACAGCTGACCGCATGGCCCGGCTGACACTGACGGCTTTCAGCACCACGCCCGCCTTGCAGGCCTGCACGCACCACAGCATCGCGGCCTCGATCATGACGGCCTCAACCCTGGGCCTGGAGCCCGGCGTGAATGGCCAGGGCTACCTGATCCCCTACGGCACCAGCTGCACCTTCGTGCCCGGCTGGAAGGGCCTGGTCGACATCGCCAACCGTTCGGGCCGTTGCACGGTCTGGACCGGTGCTGTGTTCGAGGGCGACACCTTCGAATATGCCCTGGGCGACAACCCGTTCATCCGGCACCACCCTGGCGACGAAGACGACCCGTCGAAGTTGACCCACGTTTACGCCGTGGGCCGGGTCAAGGGCAGCGAATGGCCGGTGATCGAGGTCTGGACCATTCGCAAGGTCTGGAAGCACCGCGACAAGTTCAACAAGGTGGGCAAGCGGCACTACAGCTTCGGCAACCCCGAGATGTACGCCCGCAAGGTGCCCCTCCTGCAGGTGCTGAAGTACATGCCCAGCAGCATTGAACTGTCCAGCGCCATCGCGGCCTCGAATGCCGCCGAAGAAGGCCGCACCGTCACCGTCGACAGCAACTTTGTGGTGGTCGACAACGGGCCGCCCCAGCAAGGGCCAGACGAGGCCGCACAGGACGGCACCAACCAGGCCACTGGCGAGGTCACCTTCATGACCGATGAGGAGTTCAAGGCCCAGCGCGAGGAGTTCAAAGCTCTCATTGAGAGTGGGAAGCGCAAGCCCAACGACCTGATCCACACGATCGAGACCCGCACCCCACTGACCCCCGAGCAGAAGATGGAAATCGCCTCGTGGGCCCTCGAATCAACCGAAGCCGCATAAGGAAGGCACACCATGCAAACCGTAAACCTGATCCAAGGCACCCCCGAGTGGCTGGCCTACCGCCGCGACCACTTCAACGCCAGCGATGCGCCGGCCATGATGGGCGTGCACCCGACCGTCACCCGCAACCAGCTGCTGCAGGAACTGCACACCGGCATCAGCCGCGAGTTCAGCGACTATGTGCAGGAGAACGTCATTGACCCCGGCCACCACTTCGAGGAACTGTGCCGGCCCCTGGCCGAGAAGTTCATGGGCAAGCGCCTCTACCGCGTCATCGGCTCGCTGGGCAAGCAGTCCGCCAGCTATGACGGCCTCGACCTGCTGGAGACCGAAGGTTGGGAACACAAGCGCCTGAACGAGGTGTTGCGCGCGGCCTTCGCCGACATGGAAACCATCGCGCCTGAGCACCGCGAGCAGGCCGCCGGCCGTTGCCTCCCGATCTACCACCGTGTTCAGATGGAGCAACAGGCCCATGTGGGAGACCTCAAGCGCGTGCTGTTCTCGGCCAGCGACTGGGATGCAAACGACAACCTGCTGGAGGTGAAGCACGTCTGGTACTACCCAGACCCGGACCTGCGCGCCAAGATCATGGCCGGCTGGGATCAGTTCGACGCCGACCTGGCCACCTACGTGCCACCGGCCCCGGCCGAGCCCAAGCCCATTGGCCGAACCCCGGAAAACCTCCCCGCCCTGCGCATCGAGGTCACCGGCATGGTCACGGCAAGCAACCTGGCCGAGTACCGCGACCACGCCCTGGCTGTGCTGGGTGACATCAACCGCGATCTGAAGACCGATCAGGACTTTGCAACCGCCGAGGCCACGGTCAAATGGTGCGGCGATGTCGAGAGCCGCCTGGAGGCCGCCAAGCAGCACGCACTGAGCCAAACCGCCAGCATTGACGAGCTGTTCCGCACCGTGGACGAGATCAGCGCCGAGGCCCGCCGCGTGCGCCTGGAACTGGACAAGCTGGTGAAGGCCCGCAAGGATCAGATCCGGATCGAGATGGTGCAGACCGGCCAGAAGGCCCTGGCCGACCACATCGCCGCCCTGAACGCCAGCCTGGGCAAGCCCTACATGCCCCAGGTGGCCGCCGATTTCGCGGGTGCCATCAAGGGCAAGCGAACGATCGACAGCCTGCGCAATGCGATCGACACGACCCTGGCCCAGGCCAAGATAGAAGCCGACGCCATCGGGCGCCGAATCTCGACCAACCTGAACACCCTGCGCGACCTAGCCGCCGATCACAAGGCGCTGTTCCCGGACACCGCGCAGATCGTGCTCAAGCAGACCGAAGACCTGACCTCGCTGGTCAAGACTCGGATTGCCGAGCATCAGGCGGAGATTGCGCGCCAAGTGCAGGCCGAGCGCGAAGCCCAGGAGCGCCGCGAGGCTGCTGCCCGGGCTGAAGCTGAGCGCAAGGCTGAGGCAGAACGTGTGCGGGCAGAGCAGCAGGCCGCCGCAGAGCAGGCGCGCCAGGAAGCCGAGGCATCGGCTGCAGCGCTGCGCCAGGCTGAAGCCGAAGAGCGCGCGGCGGTGGCCGCCGCTGTGCAAGTGGTGGAGAACAACGGGCCCGACAGCCTGGCCAGCCACTTTCCGGCTAACGTCGGGACGCCTGTTTTCACTGACGAGGTGACATCTGCTGCGCCGGCCCCGGCCGCCAACGTGGTGCCCCTGGCCCGCCCTGCACCGGTGGCCACCAGCGCAGCACCCACCCTGCGCCTGGGCGAGATCAACACCCGCCTGGGCGTGTTCAACATCACGGCCGATGGCCTGCGCGCCCTGGGATTTGAGATCGTCGCCAAGGACCGCGCCGCCTGCCTGTACCGCGAAAGCGACTGGCCGCACATGCTGGCCGCCATGGTCGAGCACCTGCAGTCTGTGCAGGCCAAACAGGCCGCCTGATCAAAGCACCAACCCAGCCCGCTTATCGCGGGCTTCTTTTTGCCCACAACCTGGAGAACACCATGACGATGAAGCGCATCGACTCTTCCGATCAGAACGTCAGCAAGTACGTCTTCGACTTCGACAACGCAGTGGCCGAGGCCGTGCTCTACAAATACCCGACCTACGAAGAGCGCACAGTGATCTGCTGCAGCACACAGTCGGGCTGCCCGGTGGGCTGCCGCTTCTGCGGCGCCGGCGACAACTTCGTGCGCAACCTCACCGCCTCGGAGATCGTGCACCAGGTCACGAGCCTGTTCAGTGACCGCGGCATCGACCCTGAAAAGGTCAAGAAGTGCCAGATCATGTTCATGTCCATGGGCGAGCCCATGCTGAACTTCAAGGAACTGGATGCTGCCATCCGGGTGCTGCACAACCTCTATCCCCGTTTCGCCCTGCTGATCAGCACCAGCGGCCCGCGCGTCGAATACGCGCCGCTGTGGAAGCTGTCGACCGATGTGCCAACCGTGGGCCTGCAGTTCAGCGTGCACGAGAGCACTGACGAGGCCCGCGACAAGCTGATCCCGTTCAAGGCGAAGCTGAGCCTTCAGGAAATCGCCACGCAGGGTGAAATCTGGGCGATGAAGACCGGCCGCCAGCCGTTCTTCAACTACTGCGCACACGAGGGCAACACCAGCCAGGCAGACGCCGACCGCCTCGGTGCCCTGTTCAACCCCCGCATCTGGCAGGCGACTGTCAGCGTGGTCTGTGAGCGTGATGAGTCGGTGGCCGCGGCCAATCAGCGTCAGCGTGACCTGACAGCCGGTTTCATGGAGAAGCTGATGCAGATCGGCTTCAGCACCCGCTGCTTTGACCCAGCCGGCCAGGACGACATCGGGGGCGGCTGCGGCCAGCTCTGGTTCGTTCAGGACTGGATGAAGCGCCACCCACAGCTGGCCCGGCCGAGCATTGGCCGAGTCCTTCCAATTGTTCACACACCCCGGGAGCAGCAAGCATGAAACTCACCCACCTGACCATCGAGAACTTCCTGGGCGCGCGCGCCGTCGATCTGGACCTGGCAGCCGAGCCGGTGCACCTGTTCTGCGGCCTCAACGGCGCCGGCAAGAGCAGCATTCAGGAAGCCGTGCGCGTGGCCCTGACCGGGGAAGCCGTGCGCGTGGCCCTGAAGAAGGAATACGGCCGGCTGCTGACCGAGGGCGCCGAGGGCGGCTTCATCGAAGTGCAGGCCGATGGCGAATCGTCGGTTGTCACGCTGCCCAGCGGCAAGGGCTCCGGCCCAGTCGAGCGCCCGGCGGCCCTGCCGTACGTTCTGGCCGCCCAACGCTTTGCCCGGATGGATGCCAACGAGCGCCGCGCCTTTTTGTTCGGTCTCATGGGCCTGACCGCAGACGGCCCTGCCGTGCGTGAGAAGCTGGCCGCCCGGGGCGCGGATGCTGCCCGCATCCAGGCCATTGGCCCCCTGCTGCGCGCCGGGTTCGATGCCGCGGCCGAGGAAGCCAAGAACCGGGCCCGTGATGCCAAGGCCGCCTGGCGGGCCGTGACCGGTGAGACCTACGGCGCCAAGAAGGCCGAGGGCTGGAAGGCAGCACAGCCGGCGGAGGCCGGCGCCGACACCCAGGCCCTGCAGGCTGAGCTCGATGAGCTGGACGCCAAGCTGGCCAGCCACAACCGCGAGCTGGGCGCCCTGCAAGCTGCCGAACAGGCCCGGGTCAATGCCCGCAGCCAGGTCGAGGCCCTGCGCGAAAAGGCCGGCAAGCATGCGCGCATCGCCGAGAAGCTGAAGCGCGACCAGGCCGAGCTGGCAGATTGGGAAGCCGCAGTGGCCGCAGCCACGGCCATGGCTGGCAATGGGCCGCGCGTGGGGCTTCTGCATGATGCGATTGCCGCTCTGGATGAGGTGGTAGTGTTCGCGCCGGACGACAAAACAGTGAATGCCGAGGCCGTGCTGAAGGCGTATGAGCGTGAATATGGCCCCGTGGGATCGAGTGGCGATCCCAAGGCTGCCGAAGCGCTGCCCGAGTACGTCAAGGCCCGCGACCTGATGGCCCGCGCCGTTGAGAACGGAAAACGCGACCTGGCCGAGGCCGATGCGGCAGCCAACCAGCTGGCCGCCATCTCTCTGGATAAATCCGACGACGACAGCACCAAGCTGGACATGCTGCGCGACCTGGTGGTCGAGCTGCAGACCCAGCAGCGCGACCTGCGCGCCAAGATCCAGGCGGCCAAGGCGGCGGAATCTGCCCGGGCCCAGGCCGACGAAAAGACAGCCAAGGCCGCCCAGCACCATGCAGACGTGGCTGGCTGGGATTTGATCGCCGAGCAGTTGGCCCCAGGCGGCATCCCGGGTGAGCTGCTGGTCGAGGCGCTGGGCCCGCTGAATGCCCGGCTCGCCAGCTCTGCCCGTGAGGCCGAATGGCTCAAGGCAGAGGTGCACGCCGACATGCCGATCACCGGTGGCGGCCGCCGCTACGAGCTGCTGAGCGAGTCGGAGCAGTGGCGCGTGGATGCCATGCTGGCCGAGGCCGTGAGCCACCTGTCAGGCCTTCGCCTGCTGGTGCTGGACCGGTTCGATGTGCTGGATCTGCGTGGCCGTGGCGACCTGCTGGCCTGGCTGGATGGCCTGACCGAGGATGGCTCGATCGAGACGGCCTTGCTGTTTGGCACGCTGAAAGCTGCGCCGGCGGCTGGTACTGGCCTGGCGGTGCATTGGGTTGAGCGCGGGGTGGTTGGCGGGCTGAAGGTGGCAGCATGAGCACCACACCCAAAGCCCCGGAACTGGCCGCAGACCTGACGAACTACGTCAACAAGTACGGAGACGAGAACGGTGGCACGTTCTTGATGATTGAAGCAATCAATGAACTCCGCCGCCAGCACGGAGAGATTGAAGGGCTGCGCGCCCAGGTGGAGGCGCTGACCGGAGCAATCCGCGACGAAATGAACGAGGGTTTGCGATTGCGTGAGCTGGGCGGCGCTGGGCCCGACGAGAACATAACAGCGTTTACTGAGCGAGTGATCTGTGAACGTGACGAGTTGCGCGCCCAGGCGGTGGCGCTGAGTAAGCCCTCTACACAACCCGAGATGCACGCGCCAAAGTGCCCAGCGCTTGACGGCGGCGAATGCATTTGCACCCGAAGTGATCGGCATGATCCGGGCGTTGACAATGCATGGGCTCGATTCTGCGCGACCGTTGGCGACGGGCCGGATGCTCCGTACCCGGGGATGATCACCTCGTTTGAGCGCTACTACAGCCAGTCGTTTGCTGACAAGGACTGGCGGAAAGAGGCATCAGTTTGGGCCGCTGCGTGGAAGGCTGCGATGCTGTACGCGCCCCAGCCGCTGACACGGCCAGCCGTGCCGGAGGGGTGGAAGTTGGTGCCGGTTGAGCCGACTGAGGACATGCTGGATGCCGCCCACGAGTCTGACCGTGAATACACGCTTCGGAATTTTGGCGATGTGATGACCGTCATGCAGGGCCCCTGGGATCACTGGGATGCGATGGTAAATGCCGCCCCGCAGCCCGATCAGGTGAAACCCTTCCAAAACCGAGTGCAACCATGGCTCATGGAGTGCTTTGGCGAGATGATCGCGGGCGACCGCGAGGAGCGGAATCACCGATTCCTTGAGGAAGCACTGGAGCTGGTGCAGGCCTGCGGCTGCACGGCCAGCGAAGCACATCAGCTCGTCGATTACACGTTTGGCCGCCCCATCGGAGAGCCCGCACAGGAGGTCGGTGGCGTCATGGTCACCCTGGCCGCGCTGTGCTTGGCGAACGGCCTAGACATGCATGCAAACGGTGAGACCGAACTGACGCGGATCACCGCTCCAGAGATGGTCAAGAAGATCCGCGCCAAGCAGGCAGCCAAGCCGAAATACTCGCCGCTGCCAGAGGCCGCCCCGCAGCCCGAGGCAGCACAGCCCACCGCAAGGCCGGAAACCCCCGCAAGCGCCGACAGTCTGGAGGCCATGGAACGAGATGCCGGAAGGTATCGCCAGCTTCGACGTGGACAGCGCTGGAGTGTCATCAACGGGATTGGCGACACGCTGAAGGGCGACGAGCTTGATGAAGCTGTTGATGCTGTTCTCTTGCCAATTCCGCAGCCCGAGGCAGCACAGAAAGGTGGGAATTGACATGGTTAATTTCAAAACCCGATGCGGAACCGAATTTTATATTGATGAAGATATTTTTCAGGAAATATGCAAATTCACATGGCGCGTTAGTAAAGACGGATACATCTTTAGAAAAACAACCATAGGCGGCAAAAAAGGAAGAAATTTAATGCTCCATCGTGTAGTTCTAAGACAGTCTGATCCAACGAAACTTGTTGACCACATTGATGGAAACAAACTAAACAATTTGAGGTCAAACTTACGAATAGCATCAAAAGGAGAAAATACATGCAATCAAATGAAAACCTCCAATACGTCATCTCAATTTAAAGGCGTGACATTACTCAAGAAAAATAAATGGCGGGCACAAATCCAAATCAACAAAAAACGTTTTTACCTTGGCGAGCACGACAACGAACATGATGCGGCCCATGCTTATAACAAAGCAGCAATTCGGTTGCATGGTGATTTTGCAAGGCTAAATCCTGTTGGGTTCAAGGGCGATTGTTTAAGTTCTGGAGACAAGACATGACCAAGCCCCTGACGATCATGCTCAACCCCAATGAGCAAATCGTGGCCGTTACGCCCGAAATATGCTCTGGCCCAGGCTGGGTTAATGCGCCGACCTGGGTGCATATCGTGGACTACTCGACAGCCAAGCACCGCGCCGAGTGCATCCAGCCCGACGAGCGCACACCGGCACTTGATGTGCTGTTTTCGGCAGCCGAGGCCATGCAAGGGAGTCTGCTGGCTGCTGTACCAACCAAGACCGTGAAGGGGAAGACATGACCAAGTGGCCTGAGCCCGTGGGGCACATCCTTGACATCGGCGATTTTGAGTTGGGTTGCAAGCCATATCACTCCGGGCCTGAATGGGAGCAGGTTTACACCGCCGATCAAGTCCGCTCCATCGTGAGGGCGGAGATGGAGGAATGCGCAAAGCTGTGTCGCCAGGAATGGATTACCGAGGCAGACCGGGAATACGGTGAGCGCTTGGCAGGGCTGATTGAGGGCAAGATCAAGGATATCGTCAAGCCAAAAGGTGAACTCAATGGATGAACAAAAGCGCGAAAGAGTCGGATTCTTTAACCTACTGCAACTCCTCTTGATTTGTTTCCTGGTGATGCTTCCGTTCGTCTTGCTACTGGCCGGCCTTTTTTTCGGCTGACCCGCACACCCCCACCACAGGCCCCTACCCAGGGGCCTTTTTCTTTTGGAGACCGCCATGAGCATCTTCCTTACACCTGAAGAAGTCGCAGAACTGACCGGCATCCGCCGGGGCTGCAAGGGAAAGTCCCGCGAGCAGCGCCAAGCCACCGCCCTGAAATCCATGGGCGTGCCGCACTACATCAACGCCGCCAAGCGCCCAATCGTCGCTCGGGCCGCCATCGAAGGCTCAGCGGCGGCACTCGCAAAATCAAATGCTCCCGCCGTCGAGGCCTGGGAGCCGGTCATGCATTAGGAGCCAACATGCCAAAGCGCTTACCGACCCCTGGCCTCCGAGCCAAAAAGCAGCGCTCCGGGCGGATCTATTACTACCTCGAGATCGAAGACAGAAAGCAGATCCCCCTGGGTAGCGACTACATCCTGGCTGTCCAGAAATGGGCCGAGCTGACAAAAGCCAACGTCCAGCACGGCGCCACCTTCATTGATGTGATCGAAAAGTACGAACGCGAGGCCCTCCCCTTGCTGGCCACATCAACCCAGGCAACCCAGAAGTACGACATCAAGCACCTGCGTGACTTCTTCGGCAAGCCCTCCCCAGCTCCACTGGACGCGATAAAGCCATCCCACATTGCCAAGCTGCTGGAGAAGCACCGCACCAAACCCCAGACTGCCAACCGCCTGAAGCGGCTGTTCAGCGCCATGTTCAACCGAGCCAGGGCCTGGGGCTACACCGACAAGGAAAACCCCGCCACGGGAGTGCGGGGCCTTGCCGTGGGCAAGCGCGAGGTCTACGTCACCGATCAGGTTTTTAAGGCCATTTGGGACTGCGCCACAGCGCCGATCCGCGATGCCATGGACCTGGCCTACCTGACCGGCCAGCGCCCATCAGATTCCCGCGCGATGACGGATGAAGACATCGCAGATGGGACGATTCCAACCCGCCAGGGGAAGACGGGAACCATGGTGCGCATCCGAATTGAGGGTGAGCTGGCGGCCCTGATCAAGCGGATCAATGCCCGAAAGGAAACGCACAAGACCTGGACCTCTTACTTGCTGGTTTCTGACCGAGGGAAGCCCATGTCCAAGCAGATGATCCGAAAAGGCTTTGAAGATGCCCGCAGTGCAGCAGCCGAAGCCAACCCAGATTTGGCCGACGCCATCAAAGAAGCCTGGCTGTATGACCTTCGCGCCAAAGCTGCTGACGACACCGCTGACGCCCGGGGGGAACAGAGCGCGGCCGATCTTTTGGGCCATGCGAACGTCTCCACGACCAAGCGCCACTACCTGCGTCGGGGCAAGATCGTGGGCCCGACAAAGTAG